GCCAATGCAGAAACAAGGTTACAAAGGCTTTTCGGGGTATAGTCTTGTTTCTTATCTGTTCTGTCTGCTTCGTAATATTGCCATAAGGCTTGTAGCCAATCTTTTGTATCGTCCACGATTTCAAGGTACTTATTATAAAAGTCCTCATTATGATTTAACACGGTTTCCATTAACACATTGCCAATGTCTTTAGTTTCTTTTACATTGCAAAGTTCTAATGCCTTGTTCTTAAATTCTAATAGCTCCATTACTTTGTTTTACTCCAATCTTAACACTTGATTATTAACAACAGGGGCAAGATAATAATTTGATTTTGCCATAACATTATTGTAGGCTTCTTCGCCCTGAAAACTGTCTATAACTTCCTTTTCCTCCGCTGTCATATCTTGATATGCCTTTTTGCCGTATGCAGGAGGTAACCAACCCTTACGCTGTCCTGCGTAAATGTTAAAGCGGTCTATTAATTCGGGACAAGTGAATGTAATATGTACCGTGCCTTTTTTATAAAAATTGACTTTGAAAAATTTACATTTGATGTTTTTAGTTTCTCCGCACTTAAAGTGACAGTCGATAATATCCCAACTATCAACTTCCCTTGTCATACCGCCGTCAAGAAAATTCAGTATTCTTTCAATATCTTCAAGTGTTTTTCTTGCACTGTATGAGTCAACTCTATCGCTGTAATCACTAAACACACCATAACAAGGTATAATTACTTTCTTATCAATCTTGTAAGCACTATTTGTTTTCCAACCGTTATAATAATGCCTATTCTTTGAAAATTCAGGATAATATGAGTGTTTTTCGGTCAATCGGTCATACATTGCAACTATTTCGTCCTCTATTCCTTGCTTTATGCGTGAGTTCATTTCAGCCGACAATGTATATATGTTAAACTCGGTAAAGTCGTAATCAGCGAGTTTATAAACTTGCTCCATATATTCCTGTTGTAGTTTACTTGTTAATTTTTGTGTAAACTTTCGATTTGATAACAACGCTTTCCAATATTTAAGACGAACATCTCTCAAATAATCGTTAATAGTTACGCAATCGTTACCATAACTTCTATCTTTTTGGTTTAAAAGTCGCAATATAGGTTTTTTGCTATAAATATCATCATCAAAACTATTCTGCATATATGGCATTAACGCTCTGTACTTACGGATAAGTTCAAGTCCTGACTTAACCTCAATATTAAATAGATTTACCGCCGCTTTGATGTAATCGGTTACTTCAAGGTCTGTCACATTTTCGTAAACATCTTCTACTTGTTCAGCCTTTTTGAAGTGATTATAAATATCGCTTTCCTCTTGCACTTGTTCAATAGCAACCTTAATCAATGCTACTTGTACGCCTGTTGGTCGTTCTGCTGATATAAAAGCATTATCTATATATTCAATTTGAGCGTTGTATTTGTTGAGCAATTCCAACAATGATTTACGGCTTTCTGTATAGGGGTTTTTAAGCGTTTCTGCATTAAGTAGGCAAATTATATTACCGCCTTTTTCTTGCATTTTGAGGGCTTTCAAGAGGTGTTTATCACCGTTTGAAAATGGAGGGTTCATTATGATGAGGTCATAACGCTTGTAGGGGCTATATGTGAGAAAATCGTCGTGTATGATGTGTATTCCCTTGTTAAAGAAGTATTCTCTTTCAGCGTCATTATAGTCAAATTGACATTCTCTTTCATCAGAAAAATTGTACTTTAGAATTTGTCGTAAATTCGGGTCAATCTCAATACAATCAACATCAAAAGAAGTATTATACAAACTATGCTCTTTTTTTGCTATTTCTCTTAATATATCGCCTTTACCTGCTGACGGCTCTAATATTGTGTTTATGTAATTCCAATTAGCACCTGTCAACATTTTATCAACTATGTTTTTAGGTGTAGGGTAAAACTCGCTTGTTTGCTCGTTTTCTACCATTTGCATTAAATTACTCATTGTTACTTACCTTTCTATTTCTTTATAAACAAAACTCTTTCCGTTGCCGTAAACAACAAACCGTCCTTTACCCTCATAATCTCTCACTATATTTTGGGGGTTTTTCATAAGTTCAAGGGCGTATTGCCGTACTGCTTCAAGTGGTGATTTAGCATAGATATATGTATCATCTGCCATAAGTCCTTTGTTAAGGTCAACTATACGATATTTAGTATTCAATGTTGCTTACCTTTCTTCGATTACGGTTTGAGTTAAGCACTCAATCAATTCGTATTTCTTATCAAGTAGAGTTTCTACTTTCTTCATTAAAGCCCTTACTCTCGATTTGTTAAAATCCTTGTCTATCCAAGTCAATTTAACAATTTCATTGTTAGGACCTGTAATATGAGCATTTACTTCACTTAACTTTTGTTCAACCGTTTCGTATTCCATAATTTCAATTCCTCTCTGCGTTTTAAGACCGCCGTCTTATTATGGAATAGGGCTGATACGCTCAACCCTTTACCATTCAAAACATTCTTTCATTCTTACAAATTCTGCTGAACGATTTTTCTTAAATTCTCTTACTATTGATGAAACGCTACGGTGTTCGTTAATTATTACTTCAACATTGGAGGCATTTGTCCAATGCACATTTCCGTTTTCGTCCTTAAAGCCAATTCTTGTGACTTCGTTCCACCAACGCTTGTATCGGTCAAAATTTGCATTTCCAATCCAAAAACATTCGCCTGTTGTACCTTTAGGGACTTTTCTACCTTTAACAACTACAACCTTTTTACCCTTTCCAACTGTTTTTTCATTTCTGCGAACAGTTCCGATAAACTCCTGCAACATTCTGTTGTAACCGTTTCTTAAATAACTGCGATAATTTTCTTCCGTAATATCAACCTCGGCACTCCCACAACCACCACAACGAGTTGTGTCGTATTCGATAGTATCAATCTTGCCTGTTTCAGGGTTAAAACAATCTGCATAAAAATCGCTATCATTATAGCCATTTCTTTCCCAAATGTTAAAAACACAACCTGCATAAGTAACATTTCCGTTATTGTCTTTAATAGCCATAGTAATTTCCTTTCATGGTTTAAGGATTGTCCGCTTCCTTATTACATTTGTAATTGTACTACTTTTGTAGTATAAAATCAAGGAAATTAACATATTTTGTAAGGTTGCACAAATTACGCACGATTGTTTTATATAATTTGTATAATTACTCCCAAGCGGCGGAAAACTCTTTATCTTTGAACAATGCTTGTAAACCGCTTAACTGTTTAAGCCTTAAAAGTTCCTCTGCGTCCATACCGATATTTTTTAATATCCAAGCGTCCGACATACCGCTTTCAACAAGTTCGGCAACAATGTTTGTCATTAGTTCGATTGAGTGGCTTCCTCTCGCTCTGTTGTGCCTTATTGTGCTTGCCATTCGGTTAGATATGTCCTTGTCAATCGTTACAACAGGCAAACAACCATTTTCACGCTCGTAAATGTCTTTATGCGTCAGCATTACGGTGTATCTATGGTAGCCGTCCACAATCTCGTATTTGTCAATGTCAGCAAGATAATAGCAGACAATCGGCATAGTATAGCCGTCCTCTTTAATTGATTGATAGAGTAATTTCATTTCAGGCGGTGCAACGCTGTTAGGGTTATAGGCGTTTGCCTGTATCTTTTCAATCGGTATTGCTTTGACATCATAAACAGGTGATTTATACATAGTGTTCACTCCTTATAATTTCTTGTATTTTTCTATTGCCGACTTTCTCTTTTTGATTTCGTTCTTTGTTTGAGCAAAGCCCATATATTTACAGTAATAATCATTTTTGATGATACAAACGCACATTCTTTTGTAGGTCGGTACTTCCTTGAATTTTGTGCAGGTTGTATCGTCTAAATAATCATTAAATGCAATAACTCTTTTGGGTGATATTTTGCTTGTATTTCCCTTGTCTATAAAGTCTGCGTTTTCTTCTTCAAGTTCGGCTATTGTTTCATCATCAAGGCAACCGCCTTTTTCTTTCCAAAACTTGATTGAAGTATTTAGTTTTTCGAGGTAATGTGCTTTTGTTTTTTCGTCAAGGGTATCAAGTAGAAAGTAACAATATTCTTTCCAAGTGAAATGTGCAGGCTTTTTGATAGACTTCCAACCCATAGCTGTTGTATCGCCGTACAGCCCTAAAAAGTTTACACCGTTTACCCTGCCTATCATTTTGCCCCAATTATTCGGGTCAATCACCTTGTAATACTTTAGTGTTGCTCCTGCACAATCGTTAAAGGGGCTTGCTACTCGCATTTGTTCAATGCTCATTCCTGCTTGATAATACAAATCATACAATCGGTTGTATGGCTTTTCGTATTTTGCGTTGTATATCCATATATCTTGTGTTTCCCAATCGTAAATAGGGAAGCCGTGATAAACGCCACAAATCTGTTCAAGCACATACTTTTTACCTTTGTATTTGCGTATATCCGTTTTGGCTCTCATATAGCGTGTGTAACTCTCGCTTGCCCTTATTCCTGTTATTACAATAGTACTTTTATTTCCGTTTATTTTCTTGTACCACACGCAAAAATTATCTTGCACCTCGTAATCAGGCTTGTTATATTCAAACTCGCAATTATCTTGATTTATAACAAAATCGTATTCAGGCATATTCCGCACCCAAATATCTTTTTTTGATTGCTCCCACGGTGTCCAATATGCACCTTGCATATTACAACAGCATTGTGCTTTAATCGGCAGGCACAACCAATACCGCTTAATGTCGCTAAACTGCTTGAATGTTTCCTCTACATAGTCGGTAGTCATTTGATATTGTGCTTCATAGTCGAGGTGATACATTGCCAACTTATCAAGCATATTATGCTCTTTGGCATAGTCATAGCAGAGGTTTAGGCAAACGCCACTATCCTTGCCGCCGCTGAACGCTACAAGAATATTATCAAATTCATCAAAAATGTATTTTAGCCGCTCCTGTGTGGCTTCATAAACATTTTGACTTAAATACTTTTTACCCACTCTTTAACTCCTTTCTTTGCTATTTCCTTTTTTACTTCATCAAGCAAATTTGACTTTTTATTCAGGCTTCCTTGTATCAGCCGTTCAAGCCCTACATTGCACCATAGATTATAATAATCAACATCATATTCTTGCCCCATTCTGTATATCCTTGCTTCCGCCTGTTCTCGCTGTGCGTAATCAAAGGAGTGTTCGGCAAATATGATATTTTTGCAGAATTGTAGGTTAAGACCGTATGCACCGCAACCATAAGTAATATATAGCACCTTTTCGTTGTCCTTAAAGCGTTGTATCGCTTCCGCTCTTTGCTCTGTGTTCATTTCACCTACAACCTTTAACGCTCCGTCAGGTATGCTATTTAGATATTTCACAAACACAATTACTTTGCCGTCAATATCATCAATAAGCCGATTGAGTTTCAAGCATTTTTCGGTTGCATTGCAATAATGAGATTGCAACAGTTGTGTTAATGCGAAAAAATCAATGTTATTCATATCGTCAAAGCACTTGTTTAAATAGTCGGTTTTAATAAATTCGTATTCGTTAAGTTCTGCCGCACTCATTGAATAGGCTATATCGTGATACGCTTTCCTTGCTTCAATATCAAGTTCACAATCGAAAATATACGGTTGTATGAGGGATATTAGATGTTCAATGTTGTATTGCTCTTTTACCATTCCTTTTAACTTTCCACGAATGTAATACTCGCAATAGGTGTCTTTGAAATGGTTGTAACTCATATTGAGGATTTTAGGGGATAAAAACTGCATTTGCGTCCAAAGGTCAAGAACATTCTTTGATAGTGGCGTGCCGTTCAAAATCAATTTGTAGGTTGCCAACTCGCCGATTTTCAATATTCTTTTGGTGCGGTTGGCTTCTTTGTTTTTGATTTTCAGGCTTTCGTCTACTACCACAAAGCACCGCTTACCTTGCATTTTTTCAAGCGTTTCTAAATAAATGCGGTCACTCATTCCGATACTCTCGCAACCTACAACATCAAGTCGTAAATCAGCGTGCCATTTCTGCCGCTCCGCTTCAATCTCGCCTTTCAGGGAACAAGGGCAAATCCAAAGGACATAATCAACCTTGTGTATCTTGCTTTGAATAAGGTCAAGAGCAACCTTTGTCTTGCCTGTTCCCATTTCCATAAATAACGCACCAACTTTAAGCCGTGACAGTTTGTCAAATGCTAATTGCTGTTTATTCGTCTTTGAGTTCATCAGGTACTTTCACCTCTTGCGGTTGTAACATTTTATTTTTAGGTGTTTGTGTTTGACGCATATAATTTTTATACGCCTTGTCTTGTTCAAACAGTTCTTTCGGCTGTTCGTTGCTTTGAAAATCAGTATCAAACATTTCTTTCAATATATCGTGAACATTTTTAACACCCTCAATACTAAAATTGTAATCAGCATAAATTTGCCTGCCATTTACAAATATAACCTTTCGTGGTTTTCTTCCATTATGATTGCAAGGATAGTTATAACCAACCTTTCCGTTATCGTATTCCACATTGCAACGCCACCATACATTCAACTTGTCTTTATTATTTTTTAAATCCTCTGCATATGTTTCCGAGGTTGTAGCAAGGACTAAATCGCCCCTATTATCTGTGATTGTGATTTTAACTGCGTTGTTATTCATTGTCTTGCAACTCCTTTATTGAATTATGCTCAACCGCTTCAATCGTCTGCGGCTTGTGTGTTTCGTAAGGGTTTTTAAATTCCTTTTCGGTTATGTTTTCATTGACAACTCCGAAAGCGTTTTCAAATTCCTCAACATCAATAACTTTTTCGTCTATGACTTCACGGCTGTTATATCTGCCTTTTCCGTACTTTTTCAATGTAAATGTAAAGTCGTCAGTATAGCCGAGTGATACCGACGCCGAATGTCTGCCGTTTCTTATCAACTTTGATGTATGCCAAAAGGCGTAACCGTCATAATCAGAATTGTGTGGCATAGCGATTAAAACCGCCTTGCCTGTGTCTGCTTTAATTTGATTTGTGTTGATATTGATATTCTTCCAATTTGCCATTTTACTTGTCCTTTTCATACGCTGTTGCTAATGCAATGAATACGGCTGTATTTTCAACTTTTTTCATTCGGTCATATGTTTTCTTTGCTTTTTGTAAAACTCGCTTATTTCGGCGCTTGCAAGCACTGTCTGCAATAAGTGTTATGAACATCACAAGTGCAAGCGTTCCGAAAAACACTAAACCGAAAACTTGATACTCTGTCATTTGTTTTTACTCCTTTCGTGTGGCGGTTATTGTACCGCCTTTACCGTTACATCTGTAATTTGATACTTTGTAATCGTACCGTCTTTGTCGATTGCTTCAAAATTCCAACCCTCGCCGTTAATTGTTGGGTGTGGTCTTGACATTATGTAATCAATAGCCTGTTCAGGCGTTGCATACGCTTCCTGCGATACTTTGCCGTCAGCAAATATTAAATAGACTTTCATTTTGTTACTCCTTTGTCCAATAGTTACCGATACAACCGTTAGTGCTATCCCATATGTCATTAACCTTGCCGTCCACGATTGCCACAATATGATTACCGCCTATGTGTGCAATGTAATTTTCATATCGTCTTGCTCTCTCACAAAATTCTTTACCTGTGTATTTTGTGTTATCTGCTTTTCTCGGCTGTTTGTGCATTACCCAACCTTTAGCCTTTAGATAGCGTTTATATGTATGTGGGTCATCAACAATATATCCGTATTTAATACCCACTTCAGTTAATTCCCTTACGGTTTGTTCCCAAGACTGATTTAACGCCGTGCATATCGCTCTTATCACGCAATCTCCACCAATTTTATTTTTAGAGTTTGCGTTGTAATAGTGAAATGTACTTGTGTCTTGATACTTTTCTTGCCTTTTCATTTGAATACCTTTCTGCGTTTTAAGACCGCCGTCTTGTTATGGAATAGGGCTGATACGCTCAACCCTTTAGAAGCGTTAAATTAAAATCGTTCAAAAACTGTTATACAACAATCATTTGCCAATCCAAACATTATATCTTCAATCTCACAATCTGTTGTGCTGTGTTCTTTAATATCGGTTGCGATTTTTTCAAGGTCATTAGTAGTTGCGTGTTCCAAACTGTTTACGAAAGTAAGCATATTATCATAGGCTTCGCAATCGCCGTTTGTGTACCAATTATTTTTAATACATTCTGTTCTTACATCAGACATTGATATTTTTCTTGTTTCTTTCATAATCTTTAATTCCTTTCTTTGAGGTCTTTTCCCTTACCTCTTGTCTGTATTGTACTACTTTTGTAGTACAATTTCAAGCATTTTTCCACAATTTCCAACATTTTGTAACTTTGCACAAAAGCCATACTATTTATCAAGCCTTTTTTGTGTATTTTGTACTGCAAAAGTAGTACAATGATATTGAAAGAGGATAGCAATGTATTATTTGCTATAATCTAATTAACATCACATAAAGGGTGGTTAATATGGTACTAAATCAAAAACAACTTATTGAGTATGCTATCAAGGGTGTAAATGCCGACATTGGTAAAATTGAGCGGTCTATCAGGAGGGGCGAAAACTTATTACTTGCTATTGAAAAAGGTATTGCACAAACTAACAAAACACCATTAGAGGTTAAACAATCTATTCAAAAGAAAAAAGCAGAGGTTGAGCATTTAACATTTACGGTTATGAAATTAAAATGGGAATTGTCCGAGTTAGAGGAAAAAGAGCAATAAAAAAAGAGGGGCTATCAATTAAGATAGCCCCTTTGTTATGATTATACTCTTTTTGTGAATGCAAGGTTGATATAGCCGATACCTGATTTTAATTTACCCCAGCCGTCCTTTTCTGCAACGATTGTGTAAACTTCATTGCGGTGTACGGTGGTTTTTAGCTTGTACTTCATTCCTGCGCCTGCTCTTACATTAAGTGTAGTTGCATTGATTTTGACCTTATAAGGAAACTTTGACTTTGTTTCTGTCTTTGTGGCAGTTTCCTTTTTCTGCTCTTTCAAGCCCCTAACACTTGCGATTGCCTTTGCGATTGCTTCACCGCATTTCTTTTGTCCTGCGGAAGTTTTGACTTTTACAAGGTCGCTGTCAGTATCAATAAACACCGTTTCAACAAGAACGGCACACGGCTTTGTACTGCGAATAATTCCAAAATAGTCATTGCCATTTGAGCCGAGTTTTGTTTTTGCCCCTCTATTCTTAACATCAAAGGTGCTTGCAATGTTCTTAGTAATTGTTTCGGCGTATTTCTTGCCCCTTTCACTTTGGTGGTGGTAGTAACATTCTGTACCTGTTCCGCCACCTGCGTTAAGGTGAATTTCAGCGATAAAGTCGTATGTATCGTCTTTAAGCTTATTAATACGCTCTTGCAAGGATAAACCGCCGTCATAGTTCATCAAGTCGCAATGTTCGGCGTAATGCTCGTTATAATACTTTTGAGCATACTTGCCGATTTCCTTTGCTATTTTAAACTCGTGATACTTTTTATCCTTTGATACTGCACCGCTGTCGTAACTCTTGCCGTCGTCTGCTGTACCGTGTCCGATTGTAATAATAATCTTTTTAGCCATTTGCTTTGTCCTCCGTATCATCATTTACTTTCGGTGCTTGATAATTTAAGGCGTTTTTGCTGTCGCCTATTCCGTCTGTTGTTGGGTCAACTACAACACCAAGAACAACAAGAATATTAACTAACAAGCCGATAGTATTTATAATCTCGTCCTGTGATACAGTAGGCACAACGCCGAACAAGCCCAAAAGCTGATACACAAAAGTAACGCAAAGAGCAATTAAAGTTACAAGAGTTGTTTTATTCTGTAATCTCAATTTCCAATTAATTTTCATTTTTAGCACCTCACTTTAAATATTCGCTTGCTACATATCCTGTATAAGACTTGTATTTTACTTTCGCCCAACCGTGACCGTTTTTGCTTCCGCAATTCTTATTGATAACATCAACGGTTGCGCCGTTTGGGATAGTGGTAACTACTCCTGCGGTTGTACCGATTTTTGAGCGCATAGTTAAACCACCGTTAGCGTCAACGGTGGCTTTTGTTGTAGTTACCTTTTTAGTTGTCTTAATTTTTCTTTGGTCTTTGGGTCTTAACACACCGTAAACGGCTCTATAAGAGTGCTTAACCTTTTTCATTTCCTTACTGCCCCAATTTTGGTCGTAAGTATAGAAATAAGATGTGTTGCCCTCGCCTGTTGCAATAGCGATATGTCCGCAATCGTTTTTACTGCTTATATCGCCGTTCCAAACAACAATATCACCCTTTTTCGGTACAAAATCGGGTGTGTTCTTGATTTTGGTAAATTTGCTTTTCAATGCTGAATGGCTGTTAAAACTCAACCAATAATCTTTTGCGTTGCCCCAAGCGCCTGCCTTAATTCCAAAAACGGAATAAAGATATTGCTTTGCTAAATCGACGCATTGAACGCCGCTTACCTTGTCATAGTCCGTTTTCTTACCTAAAAACTTTTTTACAAATTCGTTATAATTCATATTGCTACTTCCTTATAAAACATTTGCAAGTATAGCACCAATAACCGCACCTATTACCGTTGTAATAACACAACCAATAACAAGTCGCTTATAGTGCTTGTATTCCTCTGTCGGCTCGTGTTCAAGCCTTTCAAGGCGTTCACCTTGTTTTTGTTGTTCCTTTGCAATATATTCTACATTAAAACTGACTGTTTTAATTTGTGTAGTTAATTCTATCAATATTTCGTCAGTTTTTTCTCTTTTATCCATACGGTGTTTTAGGCTTTTAATTTCGTTTTCGTGGTCGGTAAACTTGATTGCGATTTCTTCTGCTGTCACATTTCCGCCCTCCTTAATATTCATAGACACAACGCAAAACTACATCGTTTCGCTCGTCTTTATCGTTGTTGAAACTTCCTTTGATACAATTATCGTGAATATAAATACTCTTGATAATACGGCGTTCTGTGTCAACATCATTTACATTACTGCCCATATATCTCGGAATATCACAATAGAACGCTTTACCGCCCCAAGTTCCGCCTGTCGGGTTGTGCTTCGGTATCATTGTTGTAACAAAGTCGCTGTCGTTTGCTTTCTTTGTGTCTTTGTCGTAATCACTCCAAAGTAAAAGCCAACCGTTACGGCACTCGGATAACTTCTTTGACGGTGTAACTGTCTGCGGTGTGCTATTAGGACTTGACATATAAGCCGCTCCTGTCCAAAGCGGTGCAGGTGACGCTTCAAATATAGCTTTCCAATCTCGCCAAGTACCATTATCAACATAGCCTGTGTAAACACTACCTCTACCGCCAAACGCCATTACCCAACCGTACTTTGCTGAACCTGTCTTATGTACCATAAAACGGAACGACTCAATACTGTTCGGGTTATTTGTTGTGCCGATTGAAGCATAAGCAGTTGTCATTCCTGAACCAAGAGCCTTAATTTTTGCAACAACATCTTGATTAGCCCAACTAACCTCTACATCACCGTCGTCCGCTGTCATTTGCAACGATTTAGCAATATAAGCGGAATTATGATTGTGATTTGTGTTTGACTTACCTGCAAGTGCTGTATTGATAACCTTGTTTTGTACGGGGTTGGTACTTGAAGCACTCAACGCTGTATCAACGGTTGTCTTGTTTGCACCTGTTGCAATGCCGTTAAGTTTTGTTTTATCCTCTTTACTCATAAAGCCGTTTGCAGTAGTTGAAGCGGCACTATGGGTATGTCCTGTATTGGCTTTACCGCTTAACGCTGTTGCAAGCCCTGTCACATCACTTTGAGCGTGTGTATGTGCTGTCGGTGCCATACTTGTAGGTTTATCCGACAAATCGTTATAACTGCCTGATGTGGCTACATCTGCAAGCCCTGTAATCATACTTGCAGGGTGTGAGGTCGGGTGAGTGTATTTATTCGCACCTGTCGCAATTCCTGCAAGTTTGGTCTTTTCGTTAGTTGTATAATCGTTTGTTGAAAGTCCTTTACCTGAAACCTTGTCAACCTTATTACCCAAAGCCGAATTTACAGTTTTGTTTTGAACAGGATTTGTGCTTGTGCTTGACATTGCGGTGTCAACTACTGTTTTATTTGCTCCTGTGGCAATTCCGCTCAATTTTGTTCTTTCGTCAGCCGTCATAATCTTTTTAGCGGTTGTTTCCGAAACATCATCAAGTGAATGTGTGTGACTTGCGGAAGCCTTACCGCTCAAAGCCGTGTCAAGACCTGTGATGTCGCTTGTAGCGTGAGTGTGTGAAGCGTTAGCCTTATTGCCTAATGCTGTTGCAAGTCCTGTTATATCGCTCTGTGCGTGGCTGTGAGTAGCGTTTGCTTTGCCACTTAAAGCGGTTGATAAGCCTGTAATATCGCCTTGTGCGTGAGTGTGTGTGCTGTCTGCCTTGCCTGCTACTTCCGTTTCAAGTGCTTCAACATCATCATTTGTCGCATACTGTGAGTGAGTATGATTTGCGTCTGCTTTTCCTGCAAGCTGTGAAGCTGTTGCAAAGTATGTAGTATCGTGACCGTCAAGCATATCTGCGTCAAGTCCGCTGTTTTGACCGTCAACAGTCTTTAACTTTGTCAATATCTCGCTTGCTGTGATTACTGCACCGCTCTCGCCTTTGTCGCCTTTCTCACCTTTGTCACCCTTGTCGCCTTTATCGCCCTTTGCTCCTTTAAGGCTTGCTACCCAATCGGCTTGTGTTCCAACAAAGCCATTATCAAGGGCAATTTGATAAGCACTTTTACCGTCTTGACCGTCTGCACCTGTTGCACCTGTGTCACCCTTAACGCCCTGAATACCTTGTATTCCTTGTTCGCCTTGCTCACCTTTGTCGCCCTTGTCACCTTTTGCACCTTTTAGGCTTGCAAGTTGTTCCGCTGTAAAATCGTCATAAGTGAATGGGTCGCCCTTATCGCCCTTATCGCCTTTGTCACCTTTTGCACCGTCTACACCGTTAGTGCCGTCTATACCATTAGTGCCGTCTATACCATTAGTGCCGTTTGCACCGTCAGCGCCCTTGATAATTACAGGGGCAGGGTTAGCAAGTCCTTTGTTGTTGCTCCAAGACAAAACGCCGTCACTTGATACGCTCGGTGTAAAGGTTGCACCGTCCTCACCGTCTGCTCCTGCTGTGCCATTATCCCAAAGTGATACCTTTTCGGCTGTGATACTGTCAAGCACGGATTTGTTTGTATGATTGTGTAAGTCAGTTGTATTTGCTTTACCGTTAATATCTGCTTGCAATTCGTCAATTTTAGCAGATAAAACCTTTCCCGCTCTTTTGTACTGTATTTCATCAGTTGAACCAACCCAATAGTGAACATCACTAAAACCTGAGCCGTCAGTATTGTATACCATTCCTACAAGATTACCGCTTGTGTATTCACTTTCGGTGATTTCTATGTAATATTCATTTGTGATTGTTGTAGCACTTGAAATTAATTCAATAACTTCGAGATTGGTATTAAGATGTGCATAATACTTCATTACTTATTAAACCTCCTTTCTGTTGGTGGATTTTGTCTTTCGTTGAATGATTGTTTTACTTTTCTCATAGTAAAAACCTCCTAAAATTCAAATACAAAACACGCCGATTAAGGCGTGTTAAATGTTTAACGGTACAATATTTGAATGTGTGTATCATCAAGCCTTTTCATTACTCTATAACCTGTATCGGCTTTTGTTGCCTTGCCACCGTCAGCCACCTTGCAATATCCATTGACTACACAAGTGCCGTCGTCAACAATAATCAATTTACCCATAAGACCAACGCAAGCCCATTCTTTCCTAAACTCACGGCTTGTGTATTCTTCATCAGGGTTATAGTCAGGGTTTACAACAAGTCTTGTAATAGTGTGTGCAGGAATGACCTCGCCTGTTTTATCGTCTGTGTTTTCGGGTACTTCTACTGTTTCTGTGAGCGGTTGACCGAACACATCTTTTTTATACATTCCGTGCCAATTTTCCGACTGAACATCACCAACAACAGAGGGGTTAGCTGAAATTACACCAAGAATATAATCATCATTAGCGTTTGCAAGTCTTATCTTGTCACCGTCTAAAGTAACAAATAAACCTCGTCTATCCTCACTGTTTTTATTGCCGTCTTGCCACTCAAAATATTCTGCGTAATCTGCCCCACTTGAACCAAAGGAAGATGTACCCATACATTTGCCGTCTGCTCTAATTCTAAATGCGTTTGCTTTTACTGTTTGTGTGCCATTTCCGATAATAAAAATAGAATTATCGGCTGATTGGTCGTCTTGGTCTGTGCAACCTGTTTTTTCTGCGTTGTGTTTTCCTGTAACAAATTGATAAGCATTTGCTAATGTGGCATATCCTCCTGCGTGAGAATAATCACCGAATGCTTGTGTACGAAAACCCTCTGCGTGGGAACTTCGACCACTTGCCGTTGTGTATGAACCCTCTGCGTGGGAACTTTGACCACTTGCCGTTGTTTTCCAACCCTCAGCGTGGGAACACGCACCGCTTGCGGTTGTAGCACGTCCTTCTGCGTGTGAATAATTACCGCTTGCAGTTGTACTGCTTCCCTCTGCGTGAGAATAATCACCGCTTGCAACATTTCCGTCGTTTATATTGGTAGTTTTGTCAGTACTTCTATTTCTGTAATCGTTAAAAATCTCTGCTCCCTCACCTGCTACAGCAGTTGTTTCTGTTCCTTCATCTACGATTACCGTTTGTCCTGCTAACGATTTGCCGACTTCCGATTTTTTTACAACTTCTGTTTGCAGTTCAGTAAGGCAAATGCCGTACTTATTGAACATATAATTAAAGATAGGTGCAGGCGGTTTATATCCTGCTTGAAAGCCGTTTGTTTTGAGCGTTTCGCTCGGTGCAGTACCCTTATTAGTCCATAAGGGCGGTGCTGTAAATGTTGTTGCCATATTTTATACCTCCTAAATCGGTAAAATTATTTCGTTATCTTCACTACTCAAAGCACCAAAATAACCGCCTATTGTTCCGCCCTCGACATCACAAAAGCCTGCTGTTTCGTCTTGTTCGTTTTCGCTTGCTGAAAATTCAAAAGTTCCCTCATATATTGAATTAGCTGAAAGAACAATACCAACAGGCATAAGGGTTTGAACAAGTTGATTAAATTGTTTTACGGTAAATTCTGCATTGATAATAGCGTTCAACGGTGCAATTATGGTTACTTCGCAAGGGTTAGTTGCTTCCGTAATATGTATTTGTGATTGCTCGCAATTAAGAATTGCACATAAAGCGTCTGCAATGCTCTTATTTGAGCCATTCGCAAGGTTACGCATAATTCTTGTCTTAATCAATAAAATGTACTGCTCGTCAGTTGCAAGTCCTCTACTTTGCCCTACAAGGTCGCCGTAAAGGTCAAGCGTTGCGCCTTTTGCATTATTTAAGTTTAAAGAGTTTTCAATACTGATTAAACATTCCCTAAATGCTTCAACGTTTTTGTCCGACAATTCAAGTAGTTTATAATTGTTGCTTGTTTTATCCTTGTTATAGCAATCGGGTAAATTGTTGATGTGATTTTCTTGAAATAGTTTCATATTAATTCACCTCAACATTAACCGCCGCACATACGGCACTTTGATACTGTCCGATTGTTATATCGTTTGTTGTAAAGGTCGTGCCATTTGTCGATACTTGCAATAGCGTTACTTTCTTAACGCCTGCAACTGAATATATGTAGCTGTAAAGGGCTGAATAAATAACGCTGTTGCCAACGCCCAAACCGTTGATATATTCCGCAATATTGCTCTTGATATTATCAACGCCGTTACTCTCAAATTCTGCCGTTGTATCAACTTTGATTTTGACTGTAACGTTTACGTTCTCTGTCCTTGCAAAATAGATTGTGTGAGTATATCCGCCCTCGTCCGTTATTTCCTGCGAAATAGCGCCGTAAGTTTTAATGCCTATCGGCTTTTTATCAAATATCGTTTCGGCTATTTGTTCCTCATAGCCTACACCGCCTGTGATATAAGCGGTAAAGCTGTGCGGTGGTCTGCCGCCACTATCCGTTGTGTCACTTTCATTAACTATTACTTTTGCACTTGATACATTAGGCACACGAACTAACGCACTTTCAATAGCTGTTTGATTGCAACTGCCTAAGCCTTGACCTGCTTGCTTAAATCGTTGTCTTAACTCGTGGTCGCTTTCCTCGTCCTCACCTGCGGTAACAACGCTCTTTCCTGCAACCTCGTCAATGTCAGCGTCAGGGTTTACAATTTCGGTAATATCGCTGTAATTAACATTGCCGATTGTTCCGTTTTCAGTACATTCAACGGTAATAACACAAGTGCCGTCCTCACCGATTACAGTATCTTGTGTATTGTAAAATTCAACCTCTGCGTCAGTTGCAACTAAAAAGCCATACGGCACGGTATGTCCTGCCGTGCCTGTTACTGTAACTTCATATTGTGACGGTATTGCTGAATTTCGTGCAATGCCAACAAAAGGGCAAAGCCTATCAAGACTTGTACCGCTTGCAGTATTCGGAAATCTCGCATAATATATTGCTTCTGCTTCTTCCTCTGCTGTCGCCCTATCGTATGCAATAATTCTTATGAATTTGCCAAGCGGTGTTTGGTCGTCCGTGTCTATATCCTCACCAAACAACTCTTGTGCCTTTAAAATAAGGCTGTTAAGAATATCATCATAGGTCGGGCGTTCATAACCTTTAGTCGTCAGCATTTAATCACTCCTTTAGTCTAATTCTGTTTCAATTTGTAATTCCGTGTCGTTTTCTTCACTTGTGCAAGTGAATTTAACAATCAGCGTTCTACCGTCAATGCTCATTTTAAAATTGGTAATATTTAAGGTTTCGTCTACTTGCTGTAAACCGTCCTCTATTTCTGCCATTACCATTTCTTCGGTTACGCCTTTGCCGAGGATATTTGAAAAATCTATACCCTCTTCCCAATCGTCAAACCATTCGCCTTTATTAGTGTTAATGATTAACTGCACCTTTTGTCTTAACAATTCCTCGCCGTCAATCATTTGTATTTCGTTATTTTCAATCAACAAATCGCCTGTGCTGTCGAGTGCAAAACCTTTGATAAAATCGCCCCCCTTATAAAACGCCTATAATGATACTGTCGCTCATATTGTGGTGACCAACAGGTGGACACACGTTCTTGCCTTTTTTTGCTTCCGTGATATTTCGCTCACAACAAATGCAAACCGCTATATCCCCTGCTTCTATCGGGAATGGCTGATAACCGCTCCAAGTGTGGTCGCCTACCGATATACTTTGTGTCTTGAATTTTCTTGCTGTTTGCATAATAGGTACGGAAGTCAAAACAGATTGTTTCGCCGCCTTTTCTCCTGTTTCTTTCGTCAGTCCTAACGGCTGTATTTTTGCCGTCTTGCCTTTAACAGAAAGCACCTTTGCCAAATATGCAGTATGCAAAGATAACAATTTGTTATCTATGAAATCATCAAAATATTTAGCATATCCCATTGTGTCACCTCATAAAAATAACCGTGATTTTACACACGGTTAAAATACTTTTATTTTAGTTGTTGCTTCGCCCTCATTAAATGTATGCTCGCCACTTCTTATACGATATTTGCCGTCTTTTGCGTTTATGCTTTTTAGCTTGATTATTCCGCCTGTTGTCATTCTGTGTTGGAGCAACATTTCTATCTCATAGCCTTTGATTGTTTCCTTATACTTTTCGGCTGTAATTTCTTCCTCGTATTCGGTTGGTGTGTTAATCATTCCTGTGCTTTCTTCAACCGTGAAATTAAGGTTATCGCCAACCTTTAAATGTCGGGCGTAAATCTTGCCCTTATTCACATATACGGATATACCGCATACATCAGCATAGGTTTTAATGTTTTCGTACAAATCACCGTCAACCTTTTGTTCGTCCTTATATGTGAAATCTCGCTTTATCTTAAACACCGCTATCGGTGTACCTGTCTTTTTTAGTAAGTCTTTTAAAATTTTGCTTGCCTTTGTTCCCTTTTTGTAGGTCTTTTCTTTTAGCTTTTTCGTCTTAATTCTATCTAAACATTTGATAGTTGTTTTTCGGTCCGCACCCTCATAAGCTGTTTTTCTTTTCGATACATAGCCTTTGAATATAACTCCTGTATCACCTTTAAAGCCTGCTTCAATAGTAATTGAACAGTTTTTCTTAAATCGGTTTATTGTTGTAGTTGAAAGGTTATATATTGTAATCTCTGCTTCGTTAGCTTCCATATCATCATCAAAAGGCACGCTAAATTCCAAATCTAAATCATTTGAATTTACAACTGCGCCATTGCAACGGATAATAGCAACGCTACCAAATACACCTTTAGGCATATCGGTATAAAAAGTGTCATTCCAACCTTTCATAGCCTTTGCCATTTTCGATACATCACTATTAGATTTAACATTTATAATTTGTGATTTATTACTCATATAACCACCTTTAAACGACAAACACCGCAAGGGATATTTGCCCTCACGGTGTTTGTCAATTTCAAATTTACGGAGTGTAGGGTCAATCCCTACATACAATATTATAGCAGAATAACTTTTTGATGTCAATAATTGTTAATTAAGTATTCCGCTATCATCAATAAGCTTTTCAATCTCTTCAATTTCGTCCTCGTGCAAGCAATCGTCAGGATTGTCAATGTCGCCGTTGCTAAATTCAAGTCGTGATTGTTTAGCTTCAATCTCAATGTCCTCGTCTGTGTTATCAATACACAAAAATACCGTTTCATTAAGATTGTCAAAAGTTACTGCATTGTTCTCGCCGCTTTCATCATAAGGTACAATATCTATTGCAGGATATTTACCATTAATGAAAACATCTGAAAATAAAGGCTTGCCGTATATAATCGGCTCGCCTTTGCAAATTTCCTCATATTCGCCGCTTTCCTCGTCTAACTTTGATAAATCAAGTGTAAAGAGTTCGGCGGTTTCGTTGAAATTCACGCCTATTTTGAATGTTTCGTCAGCAAGAACAATGTCAAATTCATACGGTATCAAATCTTTATTGATTTCGATTATATCCCTTTTCATTTGTACCCCTCTTATCTTGCAACTTTAGCGTCGTCAGGTAAATCTTCCTCGGCTACTATTTCAATGCTTGCCCAATCGTAAGTACCTGCAAGCATTACGCAAGTTTTGTATAAGTTATGTGGATTTCTTTTTGTTAAATGGATATACCAACCGTCCTCTGAGCGAATAACATAATACGGGTCAACTTCGCCGATAGGCTCTGCCGTACAATGTGGTAAGTCATAAGCTGTCATATTATCACCCTAATTCACATCTTTTTTCTTTAAATATTTGTTTAATGTATTCAGGCATATTATTCAATACAGTTGATGAAAAAGAAATAAATGCACATTCTTCATCAGGAACGCTGTCGGGCGCTCTAATTATACCTTTAGCAATTGATAACAATGTTTCCTCACTCAAATTGTTACTATCCTCAAAAGTCAAATCCCACGTACTATATGGTATGGTATTTTCTTTAACTCTTAATTCTGTAAGATTAGTGCAATGAGTAAAAGCGTTTAATTCTTCTGCATTTGAGAAGTCTAAAGGTGTGCCTAATATTTCTTTCGCACCACCCCGTCTTGTTCCTCCTGCAAAGCAGTTATCAAAAGAACTTACATTTCTTGTATTGATATTAAGTGTTAAAACGCAATTATTATTTGTAATATCAAAGAATGTTGAGTTCATACTACTTATATCTGCATTACTTTCAACAGTAATAGTTCTATGAGATAAGTTCTTAAATAAACTATTCCAATTAGTTATATCTTTAGGTACAGTATAATATGATAAGTATGCTTTAAATTTAAAACTGCTCAATTGCGAAATATAAGATTTATGTATTTTTAATTCATCAATCAATGCCTGAACTTTTGTTTTTAAGGTTGCTAAACTCATACTTTATCAACCCCCTAACTCTTATATCCCATAAGTAGCTTAACACCAACTTTCAGCGTTTTCGGGTCGCCTTTTCTGCTAAAAGCATTAGGATTGTTTTTTATAACCCAACTTTCGCTTTTGCCTAAAGATTTATAGTTTTTATTCACTAATTTATAGACTGTATCGCCTTTTTTAGTTTTATGATAAACCGCTTTGCTTTTTCCGCCTTTAGTCTGTTGAGTACCGCCGTTTGATTTTGATTTAGTCGTACTCTTAACAGGTAAGCCCTCAATTTTCGATTTATCAACCCAACCATAAACCCTCTTGCCGTCCGTACTTTTCAAGTGGTATTTGTGTTTAGCCTTTTTTGTATTTTTTATTTTTGTGATTTTGCAGGTGGAGCGCCCACGCTTCGCCGCCGCTTTTTTTGCTTCGGAAGAAGCGTAGACATTACCGCCCTTAAAAACAACCTTTGCACCGACTTTTAAATTAGGCTTTGACTTCTTTGTCTTTGCCTGTTTTTTAGCGGTGCTTGATTTTGATTTTTTGCTTTTATAAGAAGATTTCGCAATGCGTACTTCTTTAAGTTCCATTGAAAAGGCAGAGCCGCCCTTAATGTTCTTATCGTCCGTACAATCAAATGACTGTATCTGTAAGTTTTTAAGGGTGTTGCGTCCGACATAAGTAATCAAAGAGCCTGCATTTTGCAACTTCTCAATTTTCTTAACTATATCGGACGCTTTATATTTACCGTTATCAACGATTTTACCGTCAATACTTAAAGTAATTGCCTGCTTTTGAATGTTGCTTGTAATCGGCAAGCCTGTTTCGGTTGGGTGGTCTGTGCTATTAATTGAACGCTTAACATTTTCGCTTTCAACAAAAATCGCTATTCCGTTTATAGTAGCCATATATTAGACCTCCTTAACCTTTGGGTTTTTAGTTGCAATGCCCTCGAATACTTCCTCCATTGCTTCCTGTACCCATTTCTTAACTTTTCTTGCCGTTGTCCTGTCGTCACTTGTTCCGCTAACGGTCAAGTTAAATACGGGCGCATACGTGTTGTTCTCGGTGCGGTTTGCACCTTGCTGTGATGTACCGCTTTCGGGGCTGTAATTAGCCGTGCTAACACCGAGCGAATTTCCTGCCTGTTGCCATAAGCCTATGCTTCGTTTTCTCTTTGCAGGGTCGGTCGGTATTACCCATTCAGGCTTATTCTGTTCAGCAATTAAGCCTGTTTTGGTAACAAGACCGCCGTTAGAATAGCCGTGTCCTTGATATGCTCTTGCTAACGAGCCATATCTTGATACCGCATATCTAATTGAAGCAAGAATATTACTCAAAGGGTCATAGATATTTTTGTTATAACCCTTTCTTGCATACGCTCTAAATGTCGGGTCAATTACCTGCATTAAGCCTTTTGACGGTGTGCCTTTTTTAGCGTTGCTATCCCAATTGTTTATTGCTCTTGGGTTGCCACCGCTCTCGGTTTGCATTTGGTAAAGTGTCCTTTTAACATTTGCGGCGCTGTACTGCCCTTCCATTTTCAAAGCACGAATAACGGTTGTGCGCCATTGTGCTACACCTTTTGAAGCGTCATAGTTTGCAAGGCTTAACGCTCCCATTTCGTCAAATTTCTTTTTGAGCCAAGATGTCATTGCACCGCCTGTAATTTTATTAACAACACCTTTACCAACTTTAAGCGGAAAACCGCTCTCGTTGCCGTATGCGGCATTTTTACGCATATAGCTTGTTAGTCCTTTAGGGTTGTCAATATATTCCCAAGCGTCAAAGTCGCCTGTACCTTTAGCGTAATTATAAGTAGTTGATTTTCTACCCATAATTTGAGCGGTACGTTCAGCAGGTAACACTTTCATTCCTTTAGGTGCGTTCGGTATAAGTACATTTCTGCCCTTTGGTATAAACGATTGTCCGTTAGGCATTTGTACTAATTCAGCACCTCTGCCGTCGTTTACAAGGGCGTTACCGCCTTTGTGTCCGTTTGTACCGTTTGCATAACTTACAGTTGATAACTTGCTCTTTGAGCCGATTTGTCCTAATACACCGTTTGCGGTGCTAATAACTCTGTTAGCACCTCGTATAGAAGCCTTCGCCGCTCTATTCCATATTGCAGTTATCGCATTTGCTAAACTGTTGCCTGTACTCTTAATAGCATTACCCATTTTGTTAGGTAATTGTTTAGCCGCACTCACCATAGAATTACAGTTTTTAGTTACTGTTTTAAGCGAACTTGATGTAATCTTACTCGGCTGTTTTAATGACCTCCAAAGTCCGTTTAAATTGCTAAGATTGATTTTGTTTACCTGTGAAATAAAGCCTTTGATATTTGTACCAAAGTCTTTAAGTGCTGTGCCGATACCTGATATATCGTTCTTGCCTGTGAATAGCTGTTTAAGTCCACCCTTTTTAGGCAAGCCGTTAATGCTCTTTAAGGCTTTGAAAAGTGACGATATTTTACTCATATCCTTAATGCCCGATATTGAGCTGTAAAACTTCGCCATTGCCGTGCCAAACGGTGGCAACTTTGAAGCGATACCCGACAAGTCAGTTTCACCTGTAAACCATTGTTTGATACCGCCCGACTTCGGCAAATTACCAATGTCGGATAATGATTTAAACAATGCTTTAGCATTTGTAAATCCTGCTTGCGGCAATTTCGCTACTTTGGTATAAAAACCTATAACGCCCTTACCTGACATTTTCGACAATCCACTTGACAATGAACTAAAATCGGTTTCACCGCCAAACCATTGAGCAAGTCCGCCTGTTTTCGGCACATTGCCTATATCTGCAAGTGATTTAAACAATAACTTTGCATTAGTAAATCCGTTTGCAGGTAATGTAGCAACTTTAGTAAAGAAGCCTGACGCATTATTAATAAAGGTTGTTAATTGAGTGCCTACATCACCCAAATTTGTACCGCCTGTGAGTTTACTCAAAAGGTTATTTCCTGTCATTTTGAGCATAAAGCCACCAACGGCACTAAAAAAGCTACCTATTCCGCTCATATCCACGCCTTTAAACAGCGTAAACATAGGGGCTACCGCTCTTGCAAAAGCGGTTAAATTCTTGCCTATCGTCGGTAATGAAGCTGAAATACCCTCACCAAGTCCACCAACTAACGCACCAGCGATTTTGCCAATTTGATTAAACAAATTAGCGAGAGTGTCGCCGCCTTTTGATATAAACTCGTTGAATTTAGGTATTTGTGCTAATGCTCCATAAGCAGTAATTAAAGCTGTCATACCGCCAATTACTAACGCTATGTTAGCAAGTCCTTTCAACACTATCGGTGTAGGTATCATACCTACCAATCCTGCAAAGGCAGTCAATGCCGAGCCGACTGTGCCTAAAACACCAATTATAACGGCAACTTTTGTTAATCTTGTAAGGTCAAACTCAATAAGTGAAACCGCACCGATTAACAAATACAATGCCGACATTCCTGCAACAACCAACGCAATGTTTGCAATTCCTTTAAGCACGACTGCAATAGGTATTACGCCAACTATGCTTGCTAATTTCGCAAGCCCTGTGCCTACCAAACCTAAAGCACCGATAATAGCGACCATTTTCAAAACGGTTTTTCCGTCCGCTAATTGTGATATATACGGTGCAACAGCCATAAACGCCGCTGTTATCGCCGTCATTCCACCGATTATAATTGCAAGATTTGCCATACCTTTTAAAATGGTACTTGTTTTAGTCTGTGCAAGTCCTTTAAATATGTTCGTTATGCCGTCAAACAGCGAGCCGCCCTCGCCACCTTTTCCGCCAAACATTCCTTTTAGTGACGATACGCTCTTTAGTACCTTTATCACCGCTACTACACCGAGTATGTAAGGAATAGCTTTTGTAAGTATTTTTGCACTATTTTTGAAAAGATTTGCAACCTTTTCAATAGCAGGAAATTTAACGCCGAAAGCCTCAGCAAACGCTTGACTTAATCGCTTTGCGATATTTGGTAATTCAGCAACAATAACCTTGATTATGTTAGGTGTTGCTACTATAAGTCCTTTGACTAATGAAGTCGCCGCTCTTAATAACGGTGGTAATAATTCATCAACAAGTTTTGGAAATTCCTTTTCAATAATCGGTGCTAATTCTTCAATCAATTTGCCTATTCCTGTTAATGATTTGATAATTGCAGGCTTAATATTCTTCACAAATATTTTTGTAGTGTCTATAAGATTATCAACACATTGGTCGAAAGCGTCACCGCCTTGTATCAATGCAGGCATAAGATTGCCCCACGCCGATTTCATAGAGTTTAACGAGCCTTGTATGGTGTGTTCCGCTTCTTTTTGCGTTGTACCATAAATGCCTGTTTCCTTTTGCACGGCGTGAATTGCTTTAACGATATTACCGTATGACAAACTGTTGCCGTTGATACTCTTATCAAGTTTAGAAGCGTCCTTAACAAGTCTTTGCATTTCGGATTTTGTACCGCCGTAACCTAACTTCAAGTTGTCGAGCATTGTATAGTTCTGCTTTGCAAAACCTTGATAAGCCCATTGAATACTGCTCATATCAGTACCCATTTTGTTAGCGTTATCTGCCATATCCGATACGGCTACATCTGCAAGTTTCGCCGCTTTTTTAGTATCGTTGCCTGTACTCTGCAACAAACTTGCCGCAAAGCCTGTTACGGTTTCCATATAATCATTAGCGGAAAGTCCTGCCGTTTTAAATGCGTTGTTCGCATTTTTAACAACAATCTTTTGACTTTCGTTTAACTTCTTATATTCGCCTTTGACCTTGCCAACCGATTTACCTGTTAGATTTGCATACTCTTGAACGCTTTTCGCACCTTTAGCACCTAACAGCGTTTCAACACCGCCAATAAGTTGCTCATAGTCTGCATAAGCTGTTACCGATTTAGCGGTAAGTCCACCTATTGCAGTTGCACAAGCGGCAATACCGCCTGTTATAGCTTTAAGGCTTATACCTGCTATCTTTTTAAGTCCTCTAAACGCCGCTCCTGCGGCTTTTTTGCCGATTGTAGATAGTTTGTTTGATACGCCTTGTAAACTGTTTTTCAGCTTCGCCATACTTGTATCGTCAATGCTTTTTAGCTTTGTTTTAAATTTGGTAGAGCCACGAACACCGTTAGCCATACTCTTTTTTAATTTTTCAAAGCCTGATAATGTTTTTGAAACACCAACTTTGCCGATATTCTTAATAGCGTTTTTAAAGCCTTTTGCGCCTTTTTCACCGTCTGTTAATGTATCCTTGACTTTGCTGACATTCGATTTAAGTTTGCTTAATTTTTCTTTTTGCAGTCGTTTAAACTCTGCCCTTGTTTTGCCTGCCGACATTTGAAGTGCTAACACTTTATCGTTAAGTGCTTTAACAGGGTGGGAAGTAATACCTTTAATTGATTTTTTTAAGGAATTAACTTTATCCTTTGCAACATCAATAGCCGCTCCGCCCACTTCAATATCTTTTTTAAGCTTGCTTATGCCTTTTTCTTTGCCAAGAGCCGATATTGATTTTTTTGTACTGTCCGCACTTTTTTTAAGCTTACTTAAACCGCCGTCAACATCATTGCTAACAGACTTTTTAAGCTTATCCATTCCGTCATTGATTTTATTAAGAGTTCCTAAATCCGATTTAAAGCCTATTTCAATAACATCTTGACGGATAACATTTGCCATTATATACCTCCTTTCTTACAGGAAGTAAAAAGCACCCTAATCAAAGGGTGCTTAATTTTTTGCTATTTGATTTTTTTCATTTGTTCGTTTACTATATCAAGGGCTATATTAGCCTTTAAAACTTGTTGCGGTGTCATTTGATTAAAAACGGTATTGTAATCAAAGTTTGCAATATCACAATATATCAAACGCCAATAGTCCCACTCATTCAATACCTCTCTTTTTAACTTTGCCTTTGATTTATTTTCAAATTCGCCAAAAAATACGCTTCGTCCAAATTCAAAGACTTCGTTATAAGTTTGCATATCGTCAAAATCGTCTACCGTTACTTTTGGGTTTATTATTATTTCATCAAAAACAACGGCTGATAATTTTTCGTTGGAATAGTGTTTTTTATCTTGTAATAGGCACTCTTTCATTCGCTGTGTAGTATAGTTGTAACCTTTATACACGGCGGTATATTCAACACCGTTTATAACCTTTTTTATAGTTTCCATATCAAATAAAAATACTATAAATTAGTCTTTCTTGCCCTTTTCGGCAGGCTTTAATTCGCCCTGCATAACATTACGAGCAAATTCGATAACCTCGTTAAGTTCGTCCATACTGTCAAAACTGTCAACGGTAAGTCCTTTCGGCTCAACAATGACATTATCAAAAAGGAACTGTGCCATTTTTTCGACGCTTGTGTTGTTTGAATTTTCAATATAGCTTTCGTCAACTGCTCTTAATGCAACCGATAAGCCATTAAACTGTGCCTTGTAGTCATTTCCTTTGATTGTTTTGTCAACTGTATAAAACTTTGCCATTTTATAACCCTCCAAAATAGATTTTAATAATATAAATAAGGCGGCAATTTATGCCGCCTTTTAGTTGTATTTACGCTGTTGCTTCACAAACGTAATCAAATACGCCAAATTCAAATTCCATATCTTCGGCTTCTGCACCTCTTGTGATTTCAGGTGCTTTTTTAAGCAATGCCTTTGTGCCGCCCATACGCTCACCGAGTACCTTGTTTGTTACCCAAAGAGGAAATGGGTCTCTTATCTTTGCAAGGTCAAGAAGAAAGCCCTTTTGTGGACTTGTAGGCTGTACGGTAACAGTAATAGTGCCGAGTGGGTCGTTCTTCATACTGATACAAACATCACCCTGTGCGCCTACGGAAGTTTCGTAATTATCCTCGTCCTTTTCGCCTGTTACCATATCTTCGCCAAGACCTGTAATATACACGCCATTAACCATAATGGTGCAATCTTTTGCGTCATAAGTTGTCATTTGTTAGCCCTCCTTATACATACTTAACTGTGCCGTTAATCTTTGCGTAATGAATTGCACCTGCAAGTACAAATCCAAACGAGCCGCCGACATATTTTCTTGCCTGAATATCCTCTGCCTTTGCGTCCTCACGCAAGCCGTAATTAACGCTATATGCAGGGCTACCGTCCTCATTATCCGCAATCATACCGTTGTCGTATGCTTCTTTGAGAACATTAACGGCAACACTTTCAAGCATTGCAATACCGTTGTTTGTGTACGGCACTTTCTTTTGATTGTTAAAGGTTTTCTGTGTTTGGTATTCAATCTGCTGAATAACCCAATCCATACTATCAACAACATCAATAAACTCACCGATAAATGTTTTACCGTCCGATACAACGGTATCGCCTGCCTTTTCAAGAACGGCAAGGATATTCGGCTGTGTTTTGATAAGTGTTTTATAGGTATCGTTACTCATAGTAACGCCACCGTTGACAATCATATTCTTGTATGTAAAGCTACCAACATCAAGTCCGCATACTGCTCCAAGAATAGCCGCAATATTTGTTGTTGCTCCGTCTGTATCGTCTGTACCGTTTGCGCCACATACTACAACAAGTCTGTCATTTGTTGTATCGTTGAATGAAGCAGGTAAGAGAGTAATAGGAAGAAACAACATTTTGTCTGCGGTTGTCTTAATATAGTCAATAGCGTCCTGCGACTTTGTATTGTCGTCGATTACATCAAGAAGTACAAGCTGTCGCCAACCGTTTTCCTCAATTGCTTTAATTGCTGTAACAAGATTTGCTGTTGTTGTAGAAGCGGCTACACCCAAGCAAGCGATTTTTTCAGGTGGATTTTCGCCTGCCTGTAATGTTGATACAAAGGCATTAAGTGCTGTTTCACCTGTGTAAGTGTCAGCAATTTCGCTTAATTCGATTTCAGCATATTTTTGATTGCCTGTTGTTGCTGTTTCAAAAACAACAAGAGGAAAGCCAAAACCTAATTTGCCGACTACTTTCTGTAAATCAATAGTGACATTTACATCCTTAATCATTTCATAACTCCTTTTTAATTATTTCAAGTATCAATCTAAAACCTTACTATCATCAATTCGTTTTTCAGCGTTTGTTATTGATTGTTCGAGATTGAGTATAGTAATTGCTTGCTCGGCTATTTTCTTTTTAAGCTCATCTATCCTTGTGTTTTCATCAACAATAGTAGTGCTTTCGCCGTTATAAGTAAGCGTTGCTTTATCTATGTTACCTGATTTGTTTATATTGTTTTCTGTTTCGTCGGAAACAAAAAAGACAACATCAAAACCGTTTTTGTACTCATACTCAACGGTTAAAATGTTATCCCTGTTGGTTACATTTGTGACGGATTGAACGGTTACGCCGTTATCTTTTAAATACACCCTACCTGCATAGTCAAGCCATTCCCTCGCTTTAATTGCAAGGTTTACGCTTTCGCTCTCTTTGTTAGATTGCGCTGTAATGCTCCAAGTCTGCTTTAACTGTTTTCGAGTAGTTCCGTCTGTGTATTCTTCATAAGTGCCGTTATTCGCACTTGCAAGCGTTGTAATCGTATAAGAAACATACGGATAGGCAGGCGGCTCGGCATTTTGATTAGTTCGTATGACTGTGCAACCTAAATATTCCTTTAGACCGCTAACAACGACTTGTTTTAGTTTGTCAATATCAATCAAATGCACTCACCCACCTTAAAACATAAGCGTAAACGCCTGTAAACATAGCGTTTTCGGTTGCTTCTTCTATCCTATATTCGTTGCCATTATCAATAACTGTCGCTCCTATCAAAGCACTTTTAAGGGGTTGCAACATAAATAATCTTTTATCTTGCGTTTTGAGTGTTCCCTCTGCCCTATAAATCTTGCTTTCTTTGAAATTGATAATTGCACCTGTCAAGGTTTCTTTTACAACCTCACCGCTTATATAATCGCCTTTATCGTCATATCCGCCGCCACCTGTTTTGTAAGTGGCGGTAAATTCACGACTATATTTGTTTATCAGTCTTTCAAAATGAAAATACGACATTACAATTTATCCCCCCAAGTTATACTCTCAATAAGTTGTCCTGTATGAACAAGAGGGTTGCTACTGCCTTTTTGCTCTACCGTGAATGGGTGGTTAGCAGGGCTTGACAAATCACGCATATATGTTTTGATATGCGTTGCCATTTGCTCACCTACCAAGTCAATAAACTGCTGTTCAGTCATTTTGCCGCTTATTACTTGCCCTATGGCTTTCTCGGTAATGTCAAGCACCTTATCAATATACTTATCGTGTCCGCTCCTCAAAAAAGAGCGTTCAGGAATTTTTATTGTTGTAGTGTCTGCTTTAAGGTGTAACCCTTGACTATGTAGGTAAGCCCTCATTTTAGGCGTTACCTTTATCGTACAGCCGTATTCGTGTATTGCGGCAAGCCACGCATTAGCCGAATTTGCACCAACTTGTACCGATTTACCGTTAATGCCGTCAATTTGACTTTTCACTTTTGGGAAATCATCTTTTGTTGTTTTCCACTTAACGCCCATACACAATTACCGCCATTTCTTTTTGGCACTAACAAACCTAACACGGCTTTTCAAGTACGGATATAACAATTCTTCTGCAAACTGCCATATCAAAGCAGATTTATCGGTGGTATCGAATGATTGAGATAAACCTTCAATGCTTTCACTTGATACACCTGCACTAATCATATTGACATCAAAATATTTAATGATAAAAAGCCTTACACAAGACGGCAAGGCTTTTAAATCTTCGTCATTATTTATGTCAAATTCAAGTGTGGTGTTGTGTTGCACCCATTCTAACGCACTTTCAACAATTAAGATTGTTCTATCGTCAATAGGTGCAATACCAAGTTTAAGAATTTCAATTTGTTCCTTTGTCATTCTTCTTTGCACCTGCCTTTTTAGGCTTTATGGCTTTTTCAACCTTTGCCTTTTCCTCTGCCTTTTCGTTAGCCTGTGCAGTAGCAATGTCAGCAATGATTTTGTCGTTATTCTGCTGTGCTTTTAATCTTCTTCGCATATTCCAAAATGTGCAAGACAAATTAAAACCCCCTTTCAGTTATTCGGATTTTCCGAACAACTAATTAGCCGATTTTATGCTTCAAGCAAGCAAGCGGCACTTTCTTATGGTCTACTGCAAGTGTCCAATTGGCAGGAATTGCAAGCATAGCATTGTTCGGGTATTTGATTTCCTCGCCGTTAATTGTTGGATATGTTGCGTTTGTGTTCCAACTAAAGCCACGAGGGTGAATAATCTGACACCAACGGTTGATAAGATAGTTCTTTGCACCAATCTTGTCACGGTCTGTTTCAGTACCGATAAAGCCTTGTGGTGTGCCGTCCTGACGGATAAATGCACCTGCACCTACAAAGTATGTATCATAAACAGGGCTTGCGTCCTTTACTACATAATCGCCCTTTGCAAGAGTGTCAGCACAATGTGCCTGAATAAATGCAAGATTATCATCAGTAATTGCGATTTTACCCTCACTTGAAGATGTACCCTTTGTGTAGCCAATCCACGGCATACCGTCGTCAACCTTGATTGTATAACCGAGGTAACGCTCCATTTCAACGCTTGACTGTGACGGGTCAAAAATAGGGTTACGAGTAATCATACCGTTTTTTTGCAAGTAGGTATAAACAGCAGAGTGCATAAATACCATACCAAGAGAGCCGTAATGGTCGCCGAGTACCTGCTTTGTATCAAGTGTTGCACCGTCCGAGATGTAAGCGGCTGTGCCTGAACCACTCGAAATGTCGTTAAGGTGTCCTTTAAGTGCGCCACTTGTGCTGTCAAAAAGACCTTTAAGAATAGAAAGATAAATCTTCTGTTCTCTTGTGTTTCGCCAATCAGCGATAAGCTGTGCGATTGCTCCCATAGGGTCTGCACCACCAAGAACGTGCGCAAGGTCTGTGCTACCCCAAGCACGCTGACGCATAAGAAGTGTTGCGTGTGCACTCTTGGTTGTGATGTTGCCAACAGATACATCTGCTTCGCCGAATACATCTTCCTCGCCGTCAAGTGCATTCCACATTGGAATTTCAATAAATCTACCGCCCTCGGGTGTACCGTTGATAAGTTGTGCAACGGTTGCGTCAGGTGTTGCGATACCTGAATTTATAAAAGTGTTAAGTTCAGTTGTTCTGTCGGTAACATACTTCGAAAACTTTTCAGGTACAATTTGCATATTAGCAATAGTAGTAACTGCCATTGTTATTTCCTCCTAATTAAATAATTTAAGTTTAATATTGGCTTTCATCAATTAACGCCTGCCGCCGCTTTGAGTTGTGCCGCTAATTCAGGGTTAGTTGTTTCAAGTTCCATTTGTTTTGTAAGGTTAAATTGTTCTTTCATATATGGGTTTACACCGCCGTTAAGTGATGTTGATTGCTTTGGTGTATATCCGTTTTCTTTAAATCTCTTTTCAACCTCTGTTTTGACTGCCTTTTCAAACAAGTCTTTAAAAGCCTTTACCTTTTCGTTAATGGCTGTTTCGTCCTCGCCCATTACAAAGTCAACAAGTGAGAGCGATACATCACTGCCGTCGTCTAAACCTGCTTCTTTGATTGCTTTAACTGCATACAAGCGGTTTTCTTTTTCGGTAATTGCTCTTTCACGTTCTGCAATAGCCTGTTCCTTTTCGTCAATCTCAATCTGTTTGAGTTCATCATCAGTAAGTTTAGCCTTTTGCAGTCTTTCAAGTTGCTTTTTCAATTCCGCCGACTTTTTACGTTCCTGCGCCATTGCCTTATCAAGTCTTGATTGAACGATTTTATCAAGTTTTGCAAGGTCGTCGTTAGGTTCGGGGTCTTGCGGTGGTTCAGGGTCTTGTGGCGGTGTTGGGTCTGTCGGTGCAGGCTCAATGTTTTTTGCCATTTCGTCAAATTCTTCTTGCGTAATTGCTCCACTATCAAGGAGTGCTTGAAGTTTTTCTAATGTCATTTGTTTTCCTCCTAAAATCCATATAGAATTTTGTTTTGCTCCATATAGAAGCGTTTTTGCATATAAAAAAGACACTCCATATAGAAGTGTCTTTTAAATTATTTTTTATTGCCCTACTTAGTGGCAAGGGCTTTCCGTTTTAAATTAAGGGGGTGGGTAAATTATGAATAAAGAGCAACTCGTATATATTAAATAAGGGAACACCCACCCCCAAGTGGATAGGAAAGGTACTACCCACGGTGAGTTCACACTCTCACCTATAGAATATTATACTAAAATAACTTTCATTTGTCAATAATATTCTAAATATTCAATATTTTACTTTTTGTTTAATTTTAAGTCCTTACACTCAAATACATTCTCGCCCTTTTCGAGTATTTCAGTAGCCTTTTTAAGCATTTCTTTAGGCACTTTTGCACCGTCCTCAAATCCGCCAAATTTCAAGTGACTTTCTGCATACTTTGATACAGTAATTTTTGTTTTGCCTGTGTAATCATCATATGACACTAATGCAAAGTTGCCATTGTCGAGTTCAAACAACACGCTTGTATCGGGAATATACGCAACTACTCTTTTATAGTTCATTTATACTGCCACCTTTCGTTAGTTTATATACCCTTATGCCAAGTTCCTTTAACTGACTAACTATTGATTTAGTCGGTCTGTCGGTACTTGTAAAGCAAATGCTTTCAACATCTTTGATTGTTAGATTGCCGTGATACTGTAATTCCCAATAACGACATCCCATATCTTGTGCTATCTTATCAGCGTTGAACAAATCATCACGCTTTGCATACTTGAATGTATCTTGTGCAAAGCCTACATCATATTTAGCAATACCCGATATTGAACACTCATCACCAATCTTGCCACCTACAACACGATTGTATAACGCATTGCCTAAACTGTCGTCAATGGTATATGTTACTCTGTCTTTCAACTTTTCTTTGTTGAATTGCACTATCGTTTTGCCGTATTGCCAAGCGTCCGAGGTTGAAGCGTCGTCAGCAAAGTTATAACTACCGAGATAGCCGTACTTTTCAAACTCGCTGTCTTGCATTTTCATTACATCAGCACCGAACAACCTTTGACTTGCAAGCATACGGTCGGACTTTGATAATGTACCGCCACTCTTGCCGACTTCCATTTGATTTTTAAAGCCGTTATCAATAATGCTTTGTAAATCCTTTGAATGAACACGCATATTGTAAGAGTTGTTATCAATAATAGTTTGAATATTGCTTTGTAACATATCTTTAGTTTTTTGAGGTATTTTCATTTCCTCACTAACCCACTTTGCTTGCCAACTATCAAAGTTTTCAAGGCTTTTCGGTACTTCAACAGTGTATGTTTCGCTTGTGGCTGTTGATGTACTGCTTGCTGTAATCGGTGCTTTTTCTTTGCTCGGCTTCTTCTCAATAGGCTTATTAGACTTATTGAGTTTGTTAAGCACCTCGCCCACGCTCTTACCTGTTGCCTTTGCAAATTCATCAACAGTCATTAGCTTATATTCCAAGAAACAACGGCAATTACAATCGTGAGCGGCTACACCGCTTTTTGACGGCGCTTTTGCTTTAACGCCGTCGCCTAAATCGAACAAATCACCTGCCTTAACGGTTACGCCCTCCATTTTCATATGATTAGCACCGCTACGGCTCAGTGTTGTTTTCCAACCGCCCGATTTCTTTTTTCTGCGTTGCTGTGGTCGTACTCGCTCGTCTTTCATTGTTCGCCATATAGCCGCATATATCAAGTCGCTACCGTCCAAACTCTGTTGCAGGTTTTCTGCACAATCCATAAAGCCACTCTCTATGTTTCTGTGTGTTTCGGTACGTGTGATATTCATTGCTTTGCTTTGGCTTACGCCTACACGGTCGGAAATACGCTTTGCCATTTGCTCGTATCTATCGCCTTGCATAAGTCCTATATTTAACTCTTGCTGTATTTGATAGATTACTTCTGCACGGTATCTTTCTAATACGGTAGGTAATGTAAGCTTGCTTATGTTGTTTGCAACTGCCTGTTTAAGCACTTCGGGGCGTACACTAATATCTTTAGTTATGTTTGCAAGTTTGCCCTCTGTATCGGCTTTTAGCACTGCTTTAGCCATACCCTCATAACTCTTTTGATATGTCATATCAATAAGCGTTTCCATTTCTTCTCTTATTGCAGGTGAAACGCTATCAACATTGTTGATTATTTCTTGCAAGAATTTAGCACGCTTGTTTTGAGCGTCGAGGTATGACATATAAAGCCTGCCGTCAGTATCAGCATATTTAGTGTACTCGTTTGCGACAAAAGCGTTTAAATCTTTCATCAATGATTGATAGATTGATTTAATCTTGCTTTCGGTCAACACTTCTCTATGCTGTTCTATCCTGCGAATATCGTAAAGCAACTCATTAAGGCTTGTTTTACTCTTTGGCAATATACATCACCCCCTTTTATTATACTACATTTCATTGTCAACATTATTAACTATGTTTCATAACGGCTCATTCTTCACCGTCGTTTTTCTTTTTATCGTCTTTGTTAGGGTCATTGCCCTTTGTATCGTCGTCACCGTCTGTATCATCATCATTCGGTGTGTTGATAGGCAAGTTAGGATATAATTCAGCAACTTCCTCTTTCTCGTCTGCTATCATATCCATAATTGCGTCAACATCATCAACACTTGACATTTGACTATATACCCAACGCTTCGGCAATCCTGCGCCTATCTGTGTTTGTGCCGCCTGTGCTTCGCTTAATGTATCTAATGGGAAATTACGGACAAAATCAACACAACAATAAAGAGGGTCAACCTTAATACCTCTTTTAGCCCAACTTGAACATAGCACTTTCCACATATACTGTTCAGCGTTCATCATATTAGCTTCAAAGGTTGCACACTTTGTTTCAAGTCCGTGTAACCTAAACTTTAATGCAACACCGCTCGCTGTTGAAAATACATCATCATTCATATTAGGCGTTTTAGAAAATCTGTAAATATTATTTTCCAATCGCTCTAAATGATGTTCTGTAAAGGTATCGTTGATATTCTTAGTTACCCACTTTACAGGGTCATTGTTTGTTTGCGCTCCTGTTGGTGGCACAATCAACATACCTGATTTCTGTGCTTTCTCTATTGTTTCATCATCAACATTAAGATTTGCTAACAACATAGCGTGTACGAATGCTTCAATCTCGTTTGAATTGTCACTCACATTCTTATCGTAATCATCAATAAGAGCAAGCACCTTTTCAGCGTCACCCAAACACTCATTATTGTTTGCCACACCTTGAAGCGGACAATAGTCAAAGTCGTGCGTTGCTTTCTCAACAAGACTAAATGCTCCTATTTGTCCTTTGAACACATAACGGTATTTTTCGTCGTAAAATTCAGCATTCCAATGTTCAACACCGTTTATATCTGTTGAGGGATAATATCTAACAGCATATTCAGGCTCGGAAATATTTGTATCGGACAATGGTATTGTTTCAAAGCCGTGTATTGCCATTGCCTGCTCGTTACCCTCTTTGTCGTGGTAAAACAATCTGCCTGAATATCCATATATTGACGCATTTTTGGTAGTTTCCATATCAACGCCGTACATATTCGTTCTTGTTGTAAAGTCTGTTAAGGTTTTGCTTGCTTCCTTTACCGCTTTTTCGCCGCCTGTTACTTCCTCTACCTCGTCACCAACGCTATAACTGTATGTTGCAGGACTTCCTGCAAAGTAACCTACCTTAAAATCGACAATCTCACCGAAAAAGTCATTGTTGACCTTGTTATTTATCGGGTCTTTTTCTTCCTCGTACTTTGGTTGCCTGCCAAAGATAGGTACACCGCCTGCTATTGCTTCATAACGCTTATACAATGTCTTGTTATATAAAGCATTAGGCAAATGTTTATTTATAATCTTGTTGAGCAAGTCCTCTGTAATTCCGTTTTTGCGTATTTCCTCAATCTCTGCCGTAAATTTAGGAAATAACTCACTTTCCGTTCTTATCATAGGATTTCACCGCCTTTTTTCTTTTTGATTTATAGTTTACTATCTTTTTATCGAATAGTAGTTTGCCGTCATAGGTTGTTGTTAGTCCGCATTTCATACAAACACGAACATCATTTATCTTTTTCCATTCGTGCGAACACACTATATACACCCTACCTCTTTAAACGCTTTGTATATTTTCGGTATTTGTATAGCAAGCCAATCAACCATTTCTTCATTCATTGCCCATTGCTCAACATCATTTGAATTAATCCACAAACCGCTTTCATAAAAAAATGCGTGTATTATTTCGTGCCTTGTGACTTTCTGCTGATAAGATGTAAGGTCTTTTACATTTTCATCACTATCTTTAATTGTGCCTACATCTAATATTACAAGTTTCTTGATTGTTGTATCTGTGTAACCGTCTGCTTGCCTTAATCTCGGATAATCTTCTTCATTTCCGATTACAATTTCGTAATCAGTTCCTAATATATTTACTTTCATTTATAACCTCTTTCCTGCTCTTACCTCTGCCGACAAGATTTCATCATTCAATGCGTATCTTAAAGCGTCTAACAAGTGGTTGTTTTCATCAACAGGCTTTGCCATTGCATTACCGTACTTATCCTCTTGCCAATGGTATTGCTCTATCTCGTTTTTGAAGTTTTGGCAACGAATATCAATAATAATTTTGCAACCTTGTAACCACCTAATACCACGATTGATACTGTCAGCACCTTTAACCGCTCCGACTGCTCTTACATTGTTAGTTGCAAGGAAGTCAATCGTTTTCGGCTCTGCACTATCGCATACCAAATATTGATTGCCACAAAACCGCTTGCACACTCTCAATAATTCGTCGTCGGTCATTCCTGCTTGATACCATTCATCATATACATATATTCGCTTACGCTTTTTATCGTAATGCACTTTAATTAGTGCGTTTGGGTCACTTGAAAAACCAAAGTCACACCCACAATGCACTCTATCAAACTGTGGTATAAGGTTGCTTATATCCTCAACACGCCAATTCTTAAAAATAACATTGCCGAGTATGCCCCAATTACCAAGCGAATACACATTATAGAAATATGGGTCTGTTTCGTCCTCTAATAACTTTCTGTCCTCGTCGGTCAAAAAGATATTATCTTTATATGTAGTCTTGACAATGAGTTTGTCCTCGTCCTCGTAAACGGTCTTGTTATCTTCCCATTTGCCGAAAAACTCTTTATATATCCAATGTGATTTTAAGATAGGGTTAAACGCCATAAAAATATGCTTGCTGTGGCTACTTTTACCACGCAAACGCTTTTTTAACTGCATATATGCGTCACGCTTTATCTCTGTCGCCTCCTCAATAAATATTCGCTCTAATACACCATTGGCAGGCGTAATAGACTTAACCTTTTCAACATCATCAAGACCGCAAAACATAATCTGCTTCTCGTTCAGCTTGCAAGTGATAAGCATATCGCTCTTATTGATTGAGAAGAATTGTTTAACGCCCATACTTGATATTGACTTTGTGATTTCATTGAATACACTTCGCTTAATCGTATTACCGACATTACGGCAACAAAGCCAATTAACACCGTTAAGAACATCAAGCACTATCTTATCAGTGATAAAAAACGATTTACCGCTTGACGAGCCACCAAAGAATATTTGCAGGAATTGAGGTTTATTCATATAAGGGATATATGCAGGGTTTTCCTTTACCACAATATCCATTATTCCTCGTCCTCCATATCGTCAGGCGTTGCCGCCACAACAGTAATGTTGATATTCGGGCTTTCCTGCGGTTTATCTTCGTCCGCTGTGAATTGAATATCTTTCAAGTCTTTCAATGCACTTGCTATCTGTTTTAGTCCTGCTCGGTCTATTCTGTCCTTTTTTGATACATTAAAGGTTTCTTTCTCTTGAAATGCGTCTTGTATTTCGCCTGTTTTTTTGTCTTTAACTTTGACAGGTGCTTTGACTTTTGTCTTTTCAAGGTATAAATCTAACTGCTCCGTTGCAAGTTCTATCTTTTCAAGCAATTTATCAGCCGCATTGGATATTTTTAATAATCTGTTTGCTTCTGCTTCTGCTAATTTTTCGGCACTTTTTTCATCCGTTTTTATACTGATTTTTTCCCGTTGCTCTTTACGCTTATTAAACCATTTTTCTTTTATTGCTCTATCTCGCAATGTTTGATACGGAATATTGTGTTTTTCAGCTAATTTTTGATAACTGATATTGCCGTTTATGTATTCGTTCCTTATCTTGTTCCAATTAGTAGCCAAATCACCACCTACTTTATGTTTCATATCCTTAAATTAGTTTCAAAGCGACACATTACGCACCGCACTTTTTCAATAATCTGTTTAAGCCTTTGTTTGCTCCCTCAATATCCCTTGCTATCAGTTGTCCTTTGATAGTCCTGTATTGTTGCTTTGTAAGGTGCTTCTTGCTTTCTTTAAGCCGCTTCCACATCATTATCACCCTCACTAAAACTATATTCGTATATGTCAAGGTCTTTCATTAACTCTTTTTCATTACCCTTAACGAATATCAACACATTTTGATGTGTTTTAACAACCTTTCGCCCTGCTTCAAATTGCCTGCCTGCTCTCATAGCCCCTGTTGCAATTTGTTCAATCAAGATACATTCGTTGTAATATTTAAGCCCTGCGTCTTTGGCGGCTTGTATCGTGTCACCTACGAAATTATAATAATAGCCTTTCTTATCTCTCACATCACCAACAACGATAGCGGCAAAGGCATTGTCCTTTAACTTTTCCGCCGCCTTGCTGATAATTTCTCTGTAAGCGGATAAAAATTCGTCATATGGCATATTGCTAATATCTCGTGGGTCGTCACTATACACCTCTAAATCGGCATAAGGCGGACAAGTCAACATAAAGTCGTGCTTGCCTTTTACCAACAAATCAATATTGCAACTGTCGTCATTTATCCAATTCGGCATTTTTAAATCATTGCCGTGCAGGTCTTGTCTGTCTGCTATTGCTTTGTAATTATTGATGTTTGCTTTTATCTGTTTTTCGCTTAAATCTATCCCTGTGTAGTCATTGCCTAACAACACGGATATAAGTCCTCGGACGCTTCCGCCTGCAAATGGGTCAAGCACTTTGCCACCTTTAGGGCAAAACCAATTTATCAGCGTTTCACATAATACAGGGTCAAATATGCTTGTTCCTGTCAGGTCCGCTCCTGTTTTCTCGGCAAGTTCTTTTAGTCCACTACCCAACAAGCATTCGTCCCTACCGTTATCGCTCTTAATTATCTGTTTCCATATCTTTTTTCGTTCCTGCCAATAGCCTTGTCTTGTATCAAGGATTGAAAACGGCGGCACAATAAACCGCTCTTGCAGTGTTTCTCTGTTTTCGTCGAGGTTATCCCCTAAATCGTCCTCGTTTTCATCTTCATTTAACAAACTTTCAATCTCAAATTCTTCAAAGCCTGTTAAATCAAGGTCAAAATCAAGTTCTTGTAATTCCTCTAATTCAATAGTCAACATTTCATTATCCCAAGAGGAATACTCTGCAACCTTATTGTCAGCAAGCCTAAAGGCTTTAATCTGTGCAGGCGTTAAATCGTCCGCTTTAATTGTTGGCACGCTGTCAATGCCGAGCCGTTTTGCCGCTTTGTATCTTGTATGCCCTGCTACAATCACATTATCTTTATCAATAATGAGCGGATTTTTAAAACCGTACTCTTTAATGCTTGCCGCTACACGCTCAACCGCTTCACCGTCATTATGTCGTGGATTGTTTGCATATGGAATAATATCATCAATACCTAAATACTCAATCTGCATTAGCAACACTCCTAAATGTTATTAGAAGTTGTCACCTGCACCATTTACCCCTAAATGTGAGCATAGAAAAAGCCGTACCGTTAATACGATACGACTTTTCCACAAAAGGTATAAATTTTAATGGTGTAAAGCTATTTTTACACAATAATATTATACTACAATAATAACTTTTTTTCAAGTATTTTTATAATTTTGTGACATATTCACTTAAAACAGTATTTATTTTCCTGTAAACTCGGAATACTTTGTTTTCGTTCCAACTTAATTCCTTGCCTACACGCTTCCACGACAAGCCATAAAAAAACCTGTATTTAATCAAAAGTATTTCATTTTCTGTGAGGTTGCATTCTTTCATCATTGTTACAATTTCTTGTCGGCAATGAAATTTTTGTTTTTCAATCTCGTAACGCTCATTTGTTAGTTTTTCCTTTTTTTCTACAAGCTTATCAACAATGCTTTCCGTTCCACCGTTTCCTTTTGGCATACCTGATAAGTCTTGCACTTTAGGGCTGTATAACAAAGCGTTAATTTCCTCTATCTTTTCATCAATAGATTTACCTTTTATGTAAAGTTCTAAACAAACATCAAGTTCTTTCACGGCTTTGCCCTCCTACATTTGTTTAAATGCACAATAAATAACTGTGCCAACTACTAAGCCAATTATTATTGTTTCAATAACAAAAAGCGTCATTATCACGCCAAACAAAATAGGGTTAATAGTCATTACTTCTCACCTCTTTCCTTTTCTAATATCTGCATTAAGACATTTATTCGTCTTTCGTATGCTTCGCACTTTGCTTTATAAGCATTTTCCATTTCGGAACATTCTTTTTTCCAATCGTTGTTTAAGAGTGTGTAGTTTCTTAATAAGTTGTTGTAATCGTCTTTTGCTTCTTCTGTTGCTACCTTAAAGCCTGTGTTATATCCACTATTGTTAGCAACAATGATACAAACGATATAGCCGATAAAAACAACTACACATAAAATTACAGTTTTCATTCTTCTACCTCAATTAGTTTTACAATTACATAATCTTTTGTGTCCTTAACAAAATCATCTGTAAAGCCTTTGATATACTTTTGATTATCGTTTGGAATTATGTTTTCTTTCTGCAAAGCGTCAAGAATGAATTTCTTTGCACTTGCTATGTTGTCACAATCCCTTTTTCGTGTCTTTTCGTGCCATTCAAAATGGACTGTACACGGCTTGCAAGTGGGCTGTATCATTTTTTTAATTTTTGCTGACTTAATCGCCCATTGTATCAATTCTTCTGTTTCCTGCTTGAATTTATTGCCTGTATGTCTGTTGCTGTTTATCTTTGCAATATATTCGTTCAGCGAGGGCAACTTTGCGTTAATCACAAAATAATACTGCATTTACTCATTATTCCCCTTTTTGTTTCGTTTTGACGCATTAGTTCGTTTAATAAGCCCTGCCCATTTAATTTTCGGTAGGTCGTTTATGTAGTTCTTTGCATAAGGACAACGATACACTGAACATACAGCCTTGCCCTCGCCACATTCAACACGCCAAATACAATGTTTTTTCTTGCATACTATCATTTTTTTAGTCCTTTACTGTCACTTGCGATAAATCAACAATCATAATGCTGTTTGCATTTGTATCTTTGATTTCTGCTTGATAGAATATCTTTTTCGTTTCCTTGTTACGCCGTAAAATGCAACCTGTTAAATAGTAATCTGTTGCTTTGCTTTCTTTAGTCGGCTGATAAGTTACAAGTTTGTTTAAGTTCTTTTTGACCTCGGATATATCCATTATCGCCCTGTACTTCCAAAACCGTTGTTGCCACGCTCTGTTACTTTAAATTCATCAACAACATTGAGTTCGGGTATATCAATTTTCATAACTACAAGTTGAGTAATTTTGTCGCCCCTCTTAATCTCATAGTCCATATTAGAGTGATTATACAGTTTACAAACGATACTGCCGTTGTAACCGACATCTATAACGCCCTCGCTTGTAATGCCGTACTTAACATTCAATCCGCTTTTTGATTTGAGGAAGCCTGCGGTATTTGGTGGCAACTCAATATGTACGCCTGTATCAATGCTGATACTGCCCTTTGCAGGAACAACCGTATCAATCGGTGATAATAAATCAAGTCCTGCGTCTGTTGCGTGTCCTCTTTTCGGCATTAAAGCCGTGCTGTCTAACATAATGTTCATATTTTTTTACTCCTTTATTTCATTAAAACGGTGCATAGCCGTTATTTCTTTTCCTCTCTTTACTTGATAATTCATCAAGTAATATTCTTGCTTTTCTAAAGAGCGGTTTATGGTCTGTGAAAAATGTTATTTCGTAACCCTCTTTTGTTCGCTGTTCGCTGATTTTAACCGTCATTTCCTGCTCCCTTGCTCATATTCTCAATAGTTTCAATAATTTTATCTCTTACGGATTTTTTGGCTTTGTAAATTGCCGTGCAACTATCATCAAAATATAGCAATTTGTATGCCTTGTCGTCCTCGGCTTGTTGCTCGTATATAGCACTAATTAAAACATTTTCGTCAATCATTTTTCGTTATCTAACAAATAATCTATTGAAACATTTAATTGATTTGATAATTTTATAAGGTTTAGTGCCGAGGGAAACATACCACCGTTAAGCCAATTATAAAGTTGTGCGTGGTTCCATTCGTTAGCCAAGCAAAATTGATGTACATTTGGATATTGAGAAACAATTGTATTGTATAATCTCGTTGCAAATTCTCGTTCTGTAATCATTTTTTTCTACCTCTTTCCTAAATCAAGTAACGCCTTTAACATCTTCATTCCCTCGTCAACGGTAAAGCCTGTTACCTTTTGTGATTGAAATTCTTTGAAACATTTTTCTTCAAGATAACGCCATACATCAAACAATTCTTCCTTATTGATGTCGTACTTTTCTGCCGTTGTAAACAAGCCTTTCATAACGGTAAAAACATCAATTTTTAATTCTTTAGAAAGGCTTTTTCTCTGCTTTTCTGTTAATTCGTTTATGAATTTCATTCCTCTACCTCACGCCTCTCTAATATTTAACATCTTTGTGACCAAAATACAGCCACCACCGTTTTACATTGCCATTTATCGCTGTTACCTTTAATTCTTTAATTTTTTTGTTATTACTTTGATAAGTTTTAATCTGTTCTTTTACTAAAGTATCGCTCTTTAGTTCAGGATAAATAGAAACTAACTGTATATAGCTATCAGGCTTTACCTCTGTAAAAACATCTTTTTCGTGTTGTTGATAGGCTGTTACTGCGGTTTCAATTTGCTGTTCAATTTTTGTATTTTCCTGTTCATACATTGCAATCTTTTGGTCAATAACGCTCAAATTTGAAATTTGAACAGCTAAAGAAATCGCTACAATAACACCAATAACAAGTGGTATTGTGCCAAAAAAAACGCCAAATAGTCCGTCACAATCCCCATTTATATCAATAAACCACGAAATAACACACCATATTAATAAAATCACTAAAATAACAATAATCATTTAATATCACTCCAATCTAAAGCCTGTCCGCACTGCCGACAATATTCAGGTTGTAGCCCAGCATATTTCAATTCTCTTTCATCACCTAAATAAATTTTACAAACAGAGCAGAAATAATTATTTTGCAGACGACCCTTTTCTTTATATGGCTTTTTTTGTATTTGCTTTTCAAGTGCCTTATGGATTACTTCTCTGCACTCAATAAGCATTTCTTTCGATATTGACTTTCCCTTATAAATAAAAGAAAAATCGTCCACAAGTGCATTTGCTTCTTGTATTGTCATTCTTCTACCTCGCTTTCAAGCCAACAGCCAAAATCGGTTGCTGAACAATTACCACGATTTACGGGGCAACCTTTGCAAAACAGTTGCTTATTATAATATCCATTTAGGTTACAACTTGTTATAATCTTGTCCATAAGAATTGCCATTTCCTCAACACTCATATTTTTAATTCGCTCAAAATTTGTCATTCTTTATTCTCCTTTACCAATTCAAATACCCACGCAGGTAAGAAAATGTTATAGTCTTTTAATGTTTGTAGTCTCATATCTTTAACAGATGAAAAAACAATTTCTTCAATCAACAATCTAACTGCTTCTTTGACTGCTCTTTTTTTCATCATTCCGTTTACATAAAAATTATCAGGACTAAAGTTACAGTATTCCTCAAGAAAGTTTTGTATTTTTCGGTTATATGGTGTGTCAAGCATTTTCTACCTCCAACTTCACTAAACCGCTTTTTACAATATCATCAACGATTTGTTTAATTAAAAGATTTGCCCCGATTTTATTATCTGCCAAAGCATCTTCGAGTTTTTCATTTTCTATTACAAGATGTTCTATTTCTCTATTCTTTTCCTCTGTTAGGCATTTAAGGCGGTCAATTTCCACTTGCATTTTTTCAATGACCTGTTTCTGTTTGCAAATAGTCTTATTTGCATTTGACAAATCCCTCAATAATTCTATTGTGTCTTTCATTGTTTTGCCTCCACATAGCACCACGATTGTGGCTTTATGCTTATCATTACTGCTCTCATTCTTTCACCTCAATCAATATGTATTTGCCATTTATTATGCAGGGCTTGTTCAAAAAACTTTCTCGGAAACAATTATCAGTCGGACTAATAGGACAGCAGTAACCGTCGCTGACGATACTTTTGCAAAATAAATGATTTTTCAACCACTTATCGCAAAACTCCGCATTAGTCATAGTCCTAAACTTATGCTTGGTTTTTTTGGTAGGGATATTTGTGTCCTTAGCAGAGTTTTCGTGTTCATCATATCTTTTTTGTATAAACTCTTTGACTTTATCATAATTTCCTTGTATTAACTGATTTTCTAACCATTCACAACTATAACTTGGAATACCCATTCCATTAAATGAAAATTGCAAATCTTCCGCAATCAACTTTACAAAATATCTTGCTATTTCTTTATTCATTTTCGTTCAACTCCTATTTTCATTTGTTCATAATCACTTTTGATTACTGTTCTTGGCTTATACTCTGCAAAATTTCCGTTTTCATCTTGCCTAAATATATCTGCGTTCAGAAATTCAAAATGTTTACATTTGTTAGGTCTTTTTGCTTTAATCGCTTTGTAAAACCTACCAGCTCCGTCATCTCCGCAGGGCGCTTTTGCTGTACAAATGAAATCGGTACACTCACCGTTATAATCAAGAGCATTTGCACAATATCTGCAATACTGATTTTTAGGTCGTTCCATTGTTTAACTCCTTTAATCTTGCTTCTGCTTCCTCTGTGTTATATGAATATTTACCGCAAATATCTATTAGCGGAGTTCCCCATTTGTTCTTGTCGATATAAACAGTGGCATATCTTCCGTTGAATTTTTGAAGATATATATTGTCTGCAAACTTTATTGCAACAAAGGACAATTTACACAACTTTTCATATAACTACCTCACTTTTTGTTGCCCAATGTCTACCTGCTGAAAATTAAGCGGTGGAAAGATTAACGCCTACTACTACTAAAACATCAATCTTTTTTATATATGAATAATTAGTCGCTCGAAGAAAAAGTGTTTATTTTCAACATTTAAAACCACATTAAAAATCAGTCAGGTAGCACATTGCTTTAACCGTTTAAATACTTTTGAGTTCCGCCGTTGAGCATTTCTGTAAGCTTCGGCTCAATTCCACTTTTGTGTTTATATTTGTTTGTTATGTCGTAAATTCGTTGATACTTTGCTTCATCTTCCTTTGACAAGTCGTTGTGTATGTCAGCAATCTTTTCATATGCTTCCCAATGTAAAGTGCTAAACTTGCTTTTCACTTCACTTATCGACGGTGGAAATTGATTTGTACTTATCAACTTATTTATCGCCATTAACACAATGTCAGCAGGAATATCGTCAAATTGCATAGTCCATATTGCAATCGTTCCCATTGCTTCGTCTTTTGTCATTCCTTTATAGCTGTTAGGATATGCCGCTTTAAGTATCGCTAATATCTTAATTGTTTCGTCCTGTGTCATTATGTATCACCTCAATTAATCTGTGTCCTTGATATAAGAATAGTAATAATCAAAGCTAACGCTACAATCGAAATAAAGCGTATTGTTTGCTTTATAAAATCGTTCATTAAAACATACCCCTTTCGTTAGCAAGGTCAAGAAATACATTACCGCTCGGCTGTTGCTTGCTTTGCTGTATAGGCTTTTGTTCTTTATCTTTCCTTGCCCAATTTCTAATAGTTGCAAGGTGATTTTTATATGATTTTCCTGTACTTGCAATATAACCGCTTAATCTTTCAATGCGTTCTTGATAATCAGTAGGAAATTCAGCTTTAAGCTTTTCCATATCTTCATCAGTTAAAAGAACATTTTTATACTCACCGTATTTATGGCGAACAGGCTTTTTTGCTGTGTTTGTACTATCTATATCCTTACCTTGCTCTAACTCTAAACTATCCTTACCTATCTCTAACCTATCCTGTGTATCCAAATTGTACGCATTATGTATACATTCTGTGTACGCCTTGTTTTCTTTTACTGCAAGTGTGCTTTTTTCCTCTTGATAAATGGTAGGCTTGTATCGGTCCTTTTGTATGTAATTATGTATTTTCCAATGTTTGATAACGATAACGCCACTTTCAAAAGTAATGATAAATCGTTTTAAGATAAGCAATTTACAATCATCATCACTTGCCCCTATCATTCTTTGAATTTTTTTAGGGTTATTTATAAAGCCGTCGTCGTCGGCTCTCATTGATAAATGAAAATATAAAGCCTGTGCAGATAGTGGCATATCCAAAAATGCGTCACTATCAATTATTGTTTTTGCAAACATTCGTCTTTCAGCCATTTTTGCACTTCCTTTAAAATAAAAGCGTACCGTTTGAAGTGTGTCGGCACTTTCAAACAATACGCCTGTGTTGATACAATATTCTATTTTGTGTTGAACAATACCGACATATTGTATCAACGAGAATATTATACCAAAATAGTAATTATTTGTCAATATCAAATTTGTTTACTTTGATAACAAAGTGACGCACTATGCGTAAATGTCAAGCACGCTGTTATCAATCACAATTAAGTCACTCGGCTTGCACTCATATAATTCCGCAAGTTTCATCAACTGATACGGTGTAGGTAAGCAAAATCCGTTTTCAAACTTTGACAGCATAGGCGTATCAAAGGATAAATCAAACTTACGCATATACTCAACAACTTCTTGCTGATACAAGTTCTTTTCAAGCCTAATTGCTTTCATATTGTTAAAAATGCTTGTCTGCAATGCTTCCGTATCGCTGTTTAGTATTCTGTTGATTTTGCCGAGCGGTGCAAAGTTGCTTTTTGCCTTTGCCATAATCTCTTTTTTATAGGCTTTAATTTCGTTAATATCGTCGGTCTTGTAAAATCCTTTGCCGTGACCGCTACGAATGATAACAAAATTATCGCCACTATCGTACTTACTCAACTCGTGTAGTTTTCTTCTTACTTGCCTTTCACTCATACCCCATTTTTCGCATAGGGTAGGATATGTAACGGCATTTTCACGCCCAACAGGGATAGAATTATAGTAATATTCAAGCATTTTTTATCACTCCTTTAGAAAGGTAAATCGTCGTCCTCGTCCACAATTTCCTCAAAGTCGCTGTTGTCGGCACTTGCGTATGTTGGCGGTGCAACATTCAAATTTGGATTTGAGTTACTTTGCTGTTTGCTTCCACAAAAAGAAACATTGTTTGCAACTACATCAACCGACTTTCTTTTGTTGCCGTCTTTGTCTGTAAAGTTGCTTGTTTGAATACTGCCCTCAATGCCTATCATATCGCCTTTATGAAAATATCGGCTGATAAATTCGGCTGTGCTACGCCAAGCCATACAATCTATAAAGTCGGCTTGTCTTTCTTGTCCTTGTGCTTGATAATTTCTATCAACAGCCATTTGAAAACGAATGACTGATACGCCACTCTGTGTTGCTTTGAGTTCAGGCTCGTATGTCAAGCGTCCTGTTAATGCTACTGTGTTAATCATCTTTGTCCTCACTTTCTTTAATGCGTGTAAAGCGTGCTAATCTGCCACACTCTGCACATCTTGTCGTGTCGTCGTCTGTTTCAAATTCTGTACTTCCGCAAGTACATTGTTTTATAACCCACATATTTATTACCTCACAAATAGTTTTTACCGAATATTTTTATAAAATCTTCCTCGCTCCAACCGTAATAATTCATTGCTTTTTGCTGTGCAAGTGCCTTTAGTCTGCTGTTGACCTTTGCATTTTGATGTACGGAATTTTTACCGAATATATGACATTTGTTATGATGTATATAAACAAATAGTCCGTATTGCTCCGATTTATTACGGTTGCTTGCTCCAAATATATGATGTTTGTCTAATGGGTCATTAAAACCATTACCGCCGCATATAAAACAATGTTCCTTATCTTTTTGAATAATGCTGTCAATCGTTATCACCCCACAATGCTTTTAATCTTGCGATTTCGTCAGGTGTCATTGTTTCTATGCCCTGTTCCTTACAATCAAATATCACGCTATCTAATAACGCACTCATTTGTTCCGTGTTGTAGGTTGACGAGCCATAATAACAACAAACATTTGTATAGCCCTCAATTTTGCTATCGCCTAATACCTCACATATCCAACCAAGACCTTTAACGCTCCAATTTTCGCACCAACTATTTACAGCGTCGTTTCTTATAGGTACAATCTCAAAATTATCCCCTATTTCTCGTATTAACTGCTTGTAAATGTCTGTTTTGTTTTGTCTTGTTTTAAGTGCCAACTTGCCACACAAAACCCAAAAATAAGCGTTAGCGTCAAGTGACCGCTTTTTTCTCTTTTGCGTGATTTTTATTGATAATTCCTTATCTTTCAAATCATCATAGCCTTGCAGCAAGTTGTCTTTTTCATTGACGGCAAGCGTTAATTTCGGTTGACCTGATACAAAATCAATATTGCAATCTATCAATTTGCCTGTTAATTCAATCGTTCTCACCGTCCTGTTCTATTACATAGCCGTTTGCTTCACAAACGCCATTGTCAATATTTTTTAGTATTTTAATGATTGTGTTGTTTTGCTTTTTAATGTCCTTTAACAAATTGACAATTTCCTTATCAATGTTCATTTAATCACCTGCTTTCTTTTGCTAACAAACCGACACATTATGTGTCTGCATACTCCCACTCTTGCGTTTTTTTCTTGTCTTTGTGACCGTGCAAGAATACATACTCACTCTTTGCGCTCATATTTTCCATAAGCCACTCGCTCGCTTGCTCGTGGGATAGGTGACGGCTTGCTACATTCAGTTCATAAGAATACTCGCCTGCTTCAAGCTTTGCATTGATACGCTCTTGCAAGTCCTCGTCGGTGTAATTTGCTTCAATCATATAAAGGTCATAATCTTTTGCCGTTATGCCTTGCAAATGTTCCGTGTCGGTTGCATATATAGCCTTTTCGCCGTTTGCAAATATTCTATAACCGCAATTTGGTACATTATGATATAACTTGATAGGTGATACCTTAAAAACCTTGTAATCGTAAATCTTGCCTATTCCCAACACATCAATTTGTTGTTTTGGTACTCCTGCTTCTACAAGGTCATTTACCAACCATTCACAACAGCCTATTCTAATAGTCGGTCTTTCGTCCGCTAACCTCTTAATCGTTTTACCATTGAAGTGGTCTGTATGAATGTGCGTGAGTAAAACTATTTGCAAGTCCTTATACACATCTTTCAGTGCCTTAAAGCTAACGCCGCAATCCACTAAAATAGTATCGTTAATGACTACGGCGTTACCCTGTGAGCCTGTCGAAATTATGTTGTAGTTCATTAAATTTCGTCCATATTCACAACATTTTCAACAGGTGTAGCGTCAACCTCAATAGGCTCGTCCTGCTGTATGATTTCTTGTTTTTGCGGTGCTGTTTCATTCGGCAAGTCAACGCCCATTTCTTCGGCTTCATACATTCCGCCGAGTTCCTCAACGAATGTTTCACGCAATGCCCTTACCTTTGCAACTTTTTCAACCATTGTTGCACCCTTACCGCTCCAATTAGCATTCAAACTGCCGTCACTCTTTTTCTGTGCGACTTCATCAAATCCAACACTGCAATATGTAGGGTGTTGCCAATCCTTACGGTAGACTTTAGCCCAACCGCCGACAAGGTTTTCACTGTCACGCAAATAAAATGTGCCTTTGCGTTCGATAATCTCGCTTGTTTCTTTGTTTTGAACAATAACACCACTTTCCATACCGTCATAGTTAGGGTTTTTAATAGCACGCTTCAAAACTGCGTCCTTACCTACAACAATTTGTGCAGGGTTTTCGCCATACTTGATACAGTATGCTTCTTTCAAAAATGGGTTAAGTCCTCTTGCCTTGCACAAAGATGTGAAAAACTTAAATTCAGGCATTGTAATTTGTGCGTCTGTGCCTACAATGTAGTTTTGAACAATGGACGGTGTGAGTTTAATTTGCTCGCCGTCAACCTCGTAAACTACTGCAATTTCCTTTTTTGTTTCCTCTTTCTTTGTTTCTGTATTACTCATAATCGTAACCTCCGTTATTCAAAAATTCTTTAAGTGCTTTCAACTGTGGCATTGTGCCACGCACTATAAATTTCAATGTGTATGTCTTTTCTTCCTCAACAGGCGGTGCAATCGGCTCAACTGTCGGCGGTGCTACTGCTTCAACAACTTCCTCAACCTTTGCGACGGCTTCGGCTTCTGCTTGCTCTCTTGCTTTGCGTTCTTCCTCTCTTGCCTTTGCTTCCTCAATAGCCTTGTATCTGTTTGCAACCGTTGTAATGGCGTTTGATACATTCAAAGACTGCTTGTATTCGTACAAAATCTCGTCTTTGTGTTCCTGCGTGTCAATCAAATTAAGGTTGTCAACAATCTTGTCAACAAAGGCTTTTGCCTGCTCTTTTAGACTTTTCATTGAAGCGGACAAAGTAACATTGATGTTTGCATTTTCAAAGGTTACAAAGTCAATGCCTGTTGCTGTCAGGTATTCGTCAAAGTAGCCTTTTACCTCTGCCTTTTTCTGCTCTTTCAACTCGTTTTCAACGCTGTCAATCTTGCCCTTTAACTCGGTATCAGCCTTTTTGTATGTATCGGAAATACAATCCTTGTATACCGCTTCAAACTGCTCATACGGTGTCATAATTGCTTTTTTGACCGCTTTTCTGCGTTCCTCATAGTCTTTCAACTCTTTGTTGAGGTCTGACCTTACCTTTTTGACATCTTTAACGGTGTCCTCTGTGCAAACAAGGCTTAAAGCCTGCTCTACCTTTGCCGTAACCTCGGCTTTGACTTCGTGCAACTGCTCAACGATAATCGGCAACTGCTTTACTGCGATAATTTCCTTATCCATTTTTAGTTTCCTTTCTGTATGTTAAAAATCTCTTTTATATCATCAATGTTTGAATAACTGTCCTTTTTGGATAATGCTGTTTCTAACATTGATAATTTCTGTTCTGCCTGTATCAGTTGTTCATAGCGTCTTATATCAACCTCAACAGTTACTTGTCTATCAAGTCCTGTTACAACTTCTGCCATACTCTACACCCCTTTCCTTTGCTTTATTTGCAAAGTATTCTATTAACCTTGCATTATGTACTTGCTCGCTTTGAATAAGATTTACAACTACTTTTCTTTTGCTTCTCATTGTTGCTACTCCTCATCAAGTTTTTGAAGTGCATACATATCCTCGTCAGGCACATTAAGCACATCTTGAATTGCCTGCCAAAATTCGTGTGTTCCACCTCGCTGTCCTGTTTCAACAAAACTGTATGTTGCACGGCTTACGCCTATTTTTTCGGCAAATTCCGCCTGCGTTAGTTTTGTGCCTACCCTGAATTGCTTTAGTTTAGTTCTCACTTGCTCACCACCTTTCAATATCCTATGCCTTTGAAATTGTAATTGCCTTGTCGGATTTGCTCGTGGTCTGCTTCAACCGCTTTGCTGTAATCTTTCCTTTGGCGTTCTTTTTTGGAACACTCCATACAAATACAATCCTCGTTGAACATTGACATTGTGCGTCCGCCGTCCAATGAGCCGCCGCACCTGTCACAATGCTTTTGCGTGAAAAATCTATCCATTGTAACCGTCCTTTCTTAAAATGTTTCGTTATGACGCATAATAGCGTTTTTTAATAAACAAGTTCCATTCCAAAATTCTTTATGATTTTCTCGGCTTCTACCTTACCTCCAATGTTATACGGCGAGCCTATGCGTGTTATTCCTGTGTAATGCTCCTCGCCGTTTTCAAAGCGGTGTAATTCCACTTTTGCACCTTTGTCATATCCTTTTGTTACCGCCCATCTGTTTACTAACATTTTAATTGTTCCTTTCTGCGTTTAAGCACGCCTGCTTGTGTGGAATAGGGCTTGTTAAGGACAAACCCTTTAGAAACCTATTATTTTTGAATTTCTTTCATTAACTCAACAACTTTAAATGCGTCTTGTGGTAATTTAAAATTACCTTGTTCGTTAATGTGTCCGTAAAATCTTTCTTCGTTCTCGCCACATCTGCAACAAAAACTTCTTATTAAATGTAAATCTTCCATAAGTTGATAGTCTTTGTTTCCTTTATATCCTATTGGATAGCAATGAAAAGTGTTGATGTAATTTTCCATTCTTTCTGTTTCGGTAAAAACTTCATCCGCTCTGTAATTTCCAATTACTTCGTGGTCGTCTGCGTAATGTGCTTTAATCATTACTCCACCACCTACTGAATATCTGCCGTTCTCAAAAACTACTGAACAATCATCATATGCTCTTAATGTGTTTTTAACCTGCTTTTGAATTGCCTTTGGTAAATACTTTAATTCTGTCATAATCTTAATTCCTTTCACGGTTTAAGGATTGTCCGCTTCCTTATTACACTTGTAATTATACTACTTTTGTAGTATTTTTCAATTCGCAAAATATACAAACATTTACAAATTGTTTTGTTAAAGTTGCACAATATATACAAATGCAAACAAAATGACACATCAAAGGCAAAAAACAAAGGGCGGTTGCCCTAAATCAATTCAAATATCTTGCTTATGTATCTTTCAAACTCTAAATATGTAATTAGTCCAAATTCTACGGCTATTTCTACTGACCCAAGTGCTTGAAATGCTAACGCTTTTTTATTCTCTATATCTTTTGCGTTTTTCGCTAATTCAATATCAAACGACAATCTATCTTGTATGGTGTTTCCTCTGCTGTTAATCAAAATTTGCGACACCTCGTTATCATTACAATAATATTGCTAACTTTCGTTATCATTATACTACTATAATTATTTTTAATCAATCGGCAATTTTCACAAAATATAATCACAATGTTACATATATGTTTCATAATTCTACACAATGTAAACAAAGTGTGCTAAAATGGTGCTATCGCTAAATATTTAATAAGAGGTGGAAAAAATAGTGTGTACTATCGGCACGAAACTGAAAACATTGAGGAAAGGCAGAAAACTAACGCAACAAGAATTATCCGAAAGAATGGGCTTAAGCCGTGCCACTATAAGTAATTATGAGGTCGGGCGTCGTTCGCCACATTTATCCGATTTACGCCGCTTTGCTGAATTTTACGGCGTTAGTCTTGATTACTTCGGCGTTACTACAACAGACGAAAGTTTTGAGTTGTTAAGCCGTGCAAAAAGCATTTTCCTTAATGAAACTATCCCAAAAGAAGAAAGGGAACATTTATACAAGGAAATAATGAAAATGTATTTGAATATGAAATAAATTCAAAGAATACAATTTATTGTATTCTTTTTTTATTGACAAAATTATAATAACATAGGGAATTTATCGTTACAACAACTTTTTAGATACTTTGAGCATAAAATTTTTACTTTTAAGATACAATAATGCTATGCTATTCTACAAAGGAGGTGATTAGTATTGTCCTTAACAGTAGGTGAAAAAATCAAAAAGTACAGGCTTGAAAAGGGAATGACGCAAGAGGAGTTAGGAAAGGAGTTAGGCGTTGGGAGGGCAGCTGTGCAGAAATACGAAAGCAATCAGGTACAAAACTTAAAGTCCGCACATATCAAAAAATTATGCCACCTATTCGACAAAGTTCCGTGGGATTTTATCTTTGACGGTCATACTAAATATGCTGAATACAATGTAACGCAAGTTACAGCATTAAGAAAAGCATTTGGTGAAGAAGTGGAAAATATACTACTTCCGTTAGCAAAGTTGAATGATAAAGGGTTAGCAAAAGTTCGTAATTACATTTCCGATATGCTGAAAATAGAAGAATATCGCAATTAGGAGGAATATTACTTGAAGTCGAAAAACAAGCCATTCATACGGAAAGCCGTTGCTTACGCTCGGTTTTCATCAAACAATCAGCGTGAGGAAAGTATAGACGCACAATTAAGGGCTATAAGCGACTATTGTGAGCGTGAGAATATTCAATTAGTAGATATATATTCAGATGAAGCACAATCCGCTAAAACCGACAACAGGGACGATTTTAAGAATATGACAGACGCAATATTCAAAGGCAATTATGATATTGACGCTGTATTAGTCCATAAGTTTAACCGTTTTGCTCGTAACAAGTATGATAGTGCGTTGTATAAGAAGCGTTTAAGAGATATAGGCATAAAGGTTGTGTCCGTTACTCAACCGATAGACGATAGCCCCGAGGGGCGTATTCTCGAAAGCCTTATTGAAGCAATGGACGAATACTATTCGGAAAACCTTGCTTTAGAGGTCAAAAAGGGAATGTTAGAAAACGCCTTGAAAGGTAAACATACAGGTGGTGGCAAACTGCTCGGACTGTCCGTTGATGATGAGGGTTATTATTATCCTGACGAAAACGCACCGATTATTTATCGAATATTTAAGGAATATGCGGACGGCGTACCAAAGACGCAAATTGTTGAACGCTTAAACCGTGAGGGCTACCGCAACCAATACGGCAGGAAGTTCAACACTCGCACCATTACCGATTTATTGCAAAATGAAAAGTATATAGGTAATTTCATTTATAATCATACTCAATCGCAAGTTATCCGTTTAGAGGGTATAATCAAAAATCCAATAGTTGATGAGGATTTATGGGAACGAGTGCAAAAATTGCGGAAAGACGCAAACAAGCCAAAACACCGAAAAAGAAAATATCTAATGACAGGTAAATTGCGTTGCGGTGTTTGCGGATTTACTTATTGCGGAAGCGGTGCAAAAAAGAAAAACAAGAACGGAGATATGTCCGCTTATTATAAATGTCAAGGCAAAATTAAAAACAAGAACGGCTGTACTAACCCGTCCTTGAACAAAGATTATTACGAAAAACTTGTTATTGATACTATAACAAAAAGCGTCCTGACAGACAACGCCATTGATGAAATAGCGGTTAGTGTGACAACTCAACTTGAAAGAGAAAGAAAAAAGCCACTAATACCAACGGCAAAATTAAGAAATCAACTCGACAAAGTGAAAGATAAACAAGCAAGGCTAATGGAGTTATACCTTGACGGTGGTATGGAAAGAAAGGTACTTGATGAAAAGAACAACGCATTAAAAGAAGAAAGAAAACACATTGAAGAACAAATAGAAAGAAATTTATATTTAGAGCAATCAAACATTCTTGATGTTCAAGATATAAAAAATATGATATTAGAGTTTCGTGAGGAATTAAAAAATAACCCTGACTTTGATTTTGCACAAGTAGTATTTAATACTTTTGTTGACAGTATCGTTGTTTACCCCGATACCCTTGAAGTTAATTTAAGGGTGGACTTTTCCACCCTCGGGGGTGATAAGAGGAAAAACAGGGGGGCAAGCCACCCAATAAACCCCCTTTTGATAAACAAATCTGTCAAACGGAAAACGCACCAACAACCAACAAATTAAAAGGGATTTGATAATATGAGTATTGTTATATATGTTCGACAAACTAAGGATATTTCCCTTTACGAACAATTTAATAAATGTGCTGAATATGCCAAACGGTACGGCTATTCTATCGAATATAAAGTTTTAGATTTTGAGGGCAATATATTTTATGAAGCAATAAATAAGGTGATTGTGGACCACGACATTACCGCATTGATGATTTACAATAAAAATACTGCCTTTGATAGTGACGACGATTATTTGTTTTATCGGATATACCTTGAAAGGCTCGGTAAAAAACTAATTGCTTGTGAATAATTAAGAGGGGCGTTATTGCCCCTCTTTTTTTAATAACAGTCGTTTTGAAAATCCTCTAATTTAGGTAAGATTTCATCTCTTAATGTTTCAGGTATATCGTGCCATTCGTGACTACGAATAAAAGCAAGTATGTATTCCACTTCATCAAGTGTAAGTTCTAATGTTTCTTCATTCATCTTCGTTCAGTCCATTTCCGTGCCAACATCTTAAAATATCTTTTAACTCATTTGACTTAAATTTATACACCCTGCTTTTATATTCAAATAGATTTATTGCACATCTTAATGCTATTTCAAGCTTTCTCATTGCCATTCAACTCCTTTAACTTTTCTTCTGCTTCTTCTTTTGTAAGAAAAACTTTCTCACCAATATCTGAGCCGTCATTCTTAAGAGGATACGCACAAATGTTGTGCTTTGTATCGTCACACAGAGCCATACATAACTTAGCTTCTTTAGGACAATGGCATCTTATGTCAGGTTCACCTAAAATCATTTTTTGTGGTATGTTTCCTCTATTTAAAACATAAACTTCTTCCCCAACATTACAAGGTAACTCAACAATTCTGTCGCTTTGCAACAGTTCAATAGTTTTTGCTAATGCTTGTTCATAATGCCATAATTCACTAAATTGGCTTTTACCTAAATCACTTTTTAAATCTTCTAACAATTTAATGCAATCTTTGCAAGTCATAATTCATCAACACACCTTTCGTAACAGTATTTTGTTAATTCTTCTTTCAGTTTATCAGTGGTCATCATAGGTAACTTGATTATTTGCGATTTATCTATGAATTTACTGTAATTTTGACAGAAATAACTATAGCCGTCCTTATAAGGGCGGTTGTTATCATTGTCCCACCCAGGACAAAGAGCATAGTGAATACAATTTTCACACTTCATCATCTAAATACCCTCCATAATTATCTTGTACCCAAGCAAAAAACGGACTTACTTTTCGCATAGCCTTATGAAGTTCCATACGCTTTATCCTTTGTTGCTCTTTTTTGCCTATTCTTTGTTCAGGTGGTATGTATTTTTTTCTGTGTGTTCCTGCTTTCATTTTTCTACCACCAACCATTCCAACAATTCGGGGTTATCGTGTATATTGTCAATAATTTCACAATTTGTTTTTATAGCAAATGCCTTTTTCTTTCCTCTCTTATAATAATTCTCTTTTTCGGTATAAGTGTGGGAAATAACAAATTGTGATGATTTAGAAAAGCGAACAACGCCTATTATTTCCAAATTGTCGTATGAATTTATTTGTTTAATAATGTCGCCCTCAAAAATCTTTTTACCATTTTTATCGGTCAAGCCTGTGAATTGTCCGACTGTTTTAGGGTCAACAAAAACTCTGCACCTGTTACCAAATCTATCAAGATAGATTATTGACGGATATTCTTTTCCAGTTGTATCTAAACTGCCAAAAAGCCAACAATGATTTGTAAGAGCCGAAAATTCCTTTCCTCTAAAAAGTATCTCTCTCATTTTTATCCTTTCTATGAAAACGCTTTCATTTTGTTGTATTAAAATAGCCTGAATATCAGGCTATTAAATTGTTGCTATGCAGTTGCGTATCTCGGCACAAAGCAATTTCCGATTTCTTTCTTCTTACGGTCAATGTTATTCTGTATGCCTACAATATCGTGCAGGAAATTAACATCATCAGCGACAAGCAACTCATTAAGTCGTAACTTGAATTGTTCGTGTGCCGTTTCAATATCCATAATTAAAGACATTCTATCGTACTGCAACGCTCCGTGTTCTTCTGCCCTTTTTGCAATATCTACAATCAATAGCATTTCTTCTTTTGTCATAATAACACTTCCTTTATTTTACTTTTTTGTAATGCTCAATCAGTTCTTTGCTCTCTAACAAATCGTCAATCTTACAACCAAGAGCAACGCTCAATTTGCAAAGTTGACTAAGCCGTGCACCGTCAATCGGTCTTGCTTCCTGCTCGTAACATTGGATTGTACGCTTTGAAATACCCGACTTTTCCGCTAAATCATTTTGTGACATTCCCCTCGCTGTTCTAACGCTTTGCAGTTTAGTCACCATTCTATCCCTCCTCTCTTAACCTATCAAAATATAACCTTTATTTTCAGCCCATTTATAGGCTTGTTTTGTATCGTCTTGTAAATAACCCTCTAAAGCAGGCATAAGGTTATCCCACTCTATCGCCGCCAAATATTCGTCCACATCATCAAACGCCTTTAACAACAAATATGTTCTATGGTAATTAGTGTCTGTATTTGTGAAAATGGTAGGGTCAATAACTTTGTCGTTTTCGTCAATGATGAAGCAATGGCGGCAATAAACGCCTGCCATTGTTTCAACATATCCGTATGCTACTTTCCATTCGCCTGAACGGAATTTACTGTTAAATTCTGTGACAACATTAAACACATTATTGTAGCACATCTTAAATTCAATGTACGGCTTGCATTCCTCATAAACTCGTTTGCTCTGCTCAATGTTCAATTCGTATCTATCCATTATTACCACCTACAAAATTATTTAAGTCGGTAAGAATAACTGTAACTGTATGAGCCTTGCTCTTTCTCAACAATCAATCTATCGCCGTACTTCTTAATCAATGCTTCCTCGTATTCCTCTTGCACGATATTGTTTCTTGTGTGACCGATAACATCAATATACATCTCAATAGTATCGCCTTGCTTTAATGCTTTACACGCTTTGTCAAATGATACAGAATTGAAGTAATTTCCACCGTTAATTAGCTTTGGCATTATGCTCATTCCTTTAATTGAATTTGTCCATAATCATCAACATTTGCATATCGTCTAAACTTGCAAAGTCCTCTTTGCCGTCAAATCCCACAAATACCGCTGTTCCTACAATAGTATCGTGTCCAATGCTGAAATTAGGTTGTAAGCCTTGCAGTTTGCCCTCCTCGTTACAAATCAATAGAACATCATCATCAACCCTTACAACCTCAATGTAGCCGCCGACAAGTTCCTGCAACACCGACAATTCGTTTTTGATTTCTCTTACTTCAGGTTGCTTATGCACTTCTTTTACTATTACTCTCATTTATACCACCCTTTCTAATATAACCATACTACAAAAGCGGTATAAGTGCAAATAGTTATTGTGTTTCAATCCCCGAAACATCAATTTTCCCACTCATTAAGTCAGGAAGCATAGCGTCCCTTAATTCTGCTAAATACTGATTTTGCATTGTGTTCAATAATGCAATT